ATGTCCACAGAACGGAAACGGCGCGTTAATTTAGCCGCAGCCGGACGCAACTCATCCGCAACAGAACTCCCGCCAGAATCTACGGATTTCGAAGCCGCTAGAGCCGCCTTCTTACGCTACTGCCGCATACGCAATCTCTCCGATAAGACCCTCGATTATTACCGCGATACACTGAAAGAGCTTGAACGCCAATTGACCACGTTAGAAATTGAGCGTCCGATGGACATAACGCGCGAACACTTGATGGACGCTTTAGAGACGAAGCGCAGCGAAAAGATTAAACGCGGGCGCGCGGCTACTCCCGCGGATGCGACGATGAATAAATTAATACGGGGCTGGCGCGCCTTCTTTAACTGGATACACACCGAAGGTTTTATTGATACGAACCCATTTAAGGGGATCGGTACTATTAAGTCGGAGCGCCGCATTATCGAGACGTTTTCTAATACGCAGATTAAAACGCTACTGGACGCGCCGAACCGATCGACGTTTACAGGATATCGTGATTATGTACTAATGATGACGCTACTCGATACGGGCGTTCGCGTAAGTGAGCTCGCAGGCTTACGCTTGCAGGACGTAGATTGGCGCGACCGCACGTTGAAAGTTTACGGTAAAGGGCGTAAGGAAAGACTCGTGCCATTTTCGCGCACACTTGAGAAACATCTACGCGAGTATACAGAGATGCGCGGCGTTATAGATACGGATCACATCTTCGTCAATATTGACAATGAGCCGTTCCAGGTGCGCGGCATTCAGCAAGCAATTCAACTTTACGGACAAGCTGCGCGGATTAAAGGCGTCCGTGTCTCTCCGCATACGTTCCGGCATACCTTTGCGAAGATGTATATAATGAACGGTGGTGATTCGTTTAGTCTGCAGAAGATACTCGGACACACCTCGTTGGAAATTGTTAGAATGTACGTGAATTTATTTGGAACGGATGTAGCGAAGCAGCACGCAAAGTTTTCACCGCTGGAACGTTTATAAAAATTGGACAAGCATAACGTCGATCTCTTCGGAGGTCGGCGTTTTTTTATTTTCCGTAGATGGTGCGGGAGCCTTAAGTCATTGCGGATATCTACGTATAAGGCACGCGGGAATTATTTTACGCAAAAGTGTGCGGCATTAAATCGGACGTCGGCTTTATTAGTGTAAGCGGAGGGAGGCGCACAAATGGCGCAGGGTAAACGGATATTTTTTGTACTATTTCACACAAACGTTAACCCAAGCGCGCTACACATCCGTATCCATCACGCTCAAATAGCGCTGCAAATCGCCACCTTACGTATCACCGTTAAATCACCGTGAAATTAGCGGTTGAGATATGCGGGAGTGATAAGTCTACCCTCGCGCTATAAAAACGCCTAAATCAACGGTGATTTAACGGGGGAATGACGGAGGGCGAGCGAAGGGTGCGGGCAGGATCGCGGCGGCGGGGCGCATCGGTCATGTTTTATCTCTTATATTTTAAAATCCGCGCAGTTAGATATGTGTAATACAAGTTAATCCGCGCGTATTCCCTTTATATGTTCCGTATAAGGGTCGATTTGTACCCGTTACGGAGTTTATTAAGAACGGTAGTGATTAATAAACTAGATCTTAAGGTCTTAAATCTTTAGATCTTAAGTACTTTAAAGATTTATAAAATAACACAACGCCGGCCCATTGTCAACACCTATTTTATCCGCCGACTTATTTCCCGGCCTTATCGCGCATTGAATTTGCACTATTTCACACACGGAGGTATCAACGCTCATGAACGCTAGATTTCCCGATAACCCGTTACTCGGTCCGCTATCACGCGCCGACTTCATTACCGATAATTTGCCGCTAGTCGATACGGTCGTCAATCGCCATTTTCGCTCGCAGTGCGCCACTACACGAACGCCACTAGCGGACGCAATCAGCGAAGGTTCAATCGGTCTCATTAACGCTTACGACCGCTATAACGATTCGGCTGTACCGTTCGGCGCGTTCGCCTTTCCGCACATTTACGGTGAGATCGCAAACGCGCTATCCCGGCGGCCGACTACCGGCATTAAGATACCGGAGTGGTTATATCCGCTTATTAAACAGATAAACGCCGCAGGTTTAACGGACGAGCAGCCGGAGGTTGTAGCGCAGGAACTCAGTATTACCGCAGATAAAGCGCGCCAGGCTCTCCGTTGTATACGGATTAAGTCTACGGATGCGCTGCCGGAAAAGGATACACGGGGCCATTCGGACGACTATACGTACCTTGACGCGGATACTTTCCTCGCGCGATTAAAGCCGCAGCCTAAGCAGATCATCCGCATGTTGATGGCGGACTATTCGCAGTCAGAAGTCGGTCGTGCGCTAGGCATGTCGCGCCAATCCGTTCGCGCTACGGTATTACGTGTCCGCGAGAATTACGAACGTTACGAAAAGATCAGCGCTTAATAAATGGAGGAGGTTACGCTATGAAATTCCGCAAGAAGCCCGTGCTTGTCGACGCAGTCCAGTACACGCCGGGACTCGAAGACGGCTACGCATGTTACGTAATTGACGGGGGTTCCCGCGACAGCCGATTCGTCGGCTATCACGATAAATCAACGCACATACCGTTATCATTCCGCAAAGTTCCCGCGATTAAGACGCTCGAAGGATTCCACGAAATCAGCGAGGACGACTGGATTATTACCGGGATCTTGGGCGAGCGCTACCCGTGTAAGGCGGAGATATTTGCGCAGACGTACGAAGCGGCTGACGGACCGCCACACGAAGAGGAAGCGCATGAAAGGATACGCGAGGCTTACGAGAGTATCGTAGATTTGGCGGCTGACCCGTTTGATACTTACGGCGGCTTTGTGCGCGGAGTTCATCACGTACTCGAAGCGCTCGAAATAAAAATCGAAGGAGTGAACGCGTAATGACAACGATTAAACCGGTAACAATTCCGCGCGAGGCTGCGGACAGAATCGAAGGTTTGCGGAGCTCAGCGCTGAGTAATGAGCGTATCGTAGACGTGTATGTTAGCGAAGGTCGCGGAACTCCGCCATCTACGAGGGGAATACGCTCAATCTCGTTTGACACGCTACTATCCGCACTCGTCAACGGATACGAACGCGAGCTGACGGAGGAAGAAGCGCGAGAACTGGCGTATGAGGAACTTCGTGAAATATACGCGACCCCTCCGCAGTCAATGTTTGCCCGCGGATTCGACGAAGGATTAATCTTTACGCTTAATACGCTCGGAATCGTAATCCCCGGAATTAACGACGAAAAAGGAGGCGCAGCCTAATGTTAAACGCACAGCTCACGCCAGATTACGCAATCCAATCGGACGCCAACGCTCAGAACTTCGTCATCAAACGTCGGAGAACCGTAGACCCTACGCAGGCTCCCGGATACAAAGCGGTCGAAGGTAACGAAGTCCCGTCTAAACGCGAGGTATGGGACGACGTGGCGTATTATCCGGTAAATACGGAAGGTCTGCGTGCGGCACTCGATTATGTACGTTTCAAGGCGGCGGTCAGCGCTGACACGGCGTCACTTAGCGAATTTATGGCGGCGCTACATACGGAGACATTCGCGATTGAGGCCGCGCTAGATTCGAAGCTTCCGTATTGGCCGGACGTTACCGTTGAAAGAGCGCATAAGGACGCGCTAGACACGTCGAAGAAGCGCGTAATTAGCGACGTTGAGGCGGGCGGAGTGTTAGCGGAAGGGTAACGGGTAAGGACGCTAAATTGACGGAGAGGAGACGGGTAAAATGACGGAGGAACAACGCTTGATTACACGTAAGGGAGCGCTAAAGGAAGAACTACGCGAAGTGGAGGCGGCGCTAACACATATTGAGCGAATGAAGAAACCGTTCGAGGCGGTCGTGCATCACTGGTGTTGCAACCGGTCGAGCACGTTCTGGAAAACGGAGGAACAGGCGCGGAAGAAGATGGACGAGTACTTCCGCAAGGCGTACTATCTGAACGGACGTGTTGATCGCGTACAGCTCGTTAAGTACGAAGAGGACGGTAGTACAACGATTATCGACGATAAGAAAAAATAACGGAGGTGCTGCGTAATGAAACGCGAAGAAATCACCGCAAAGTGGGCGGAGTTAGGCGCAAGGGAACGGGACGCGTGGATTGCGGAGGCGGTGTTCGGATGGGAACGTACCAACGGAATTATTGACGCGATACTTCCGCAGTATACAACGGACATTTCCGCAGCGTGGGCGCTCGTCGATAAAAGCGCGGAGTTCGGCGGCATGTCCGTATCCTTTACGTGTTCGCGAAATGGTGCGCGGCGCTATACGGTTGAGACATATGCGAACGGAGTAGCCTTCGTAGTGGCCGCCGGATCTACCGCGCCGGAAGCGATTGGGCTCGCGTCAATTATCGCGGCACTGACGGAGGTGTCCGCTGATGTGGCCGTTTAAGCACAAGCCCGCGCACGAACACGAGTGGCGGCTGGACGATATGTTTATGAAACCGGGAAGAATTGACCCGCGTCTTCACGCCTTCTTCGTGATACAATGCACAACTTGCGATAAACAGCGCACGCTCACCGAGGATGACTTCACGAATTTCCGCCAGTATTTCAACGTTAAGTTACCGGAGGTGTCCGCCGATGAGTCTGCGTAAATTTCCCGTAACTGCGCCGGACGGGACGGAGTATCGCGTTAAGATCGAAGACATATACGGAGACGGCGATATCCGCGCGCTTCTACACGTTAAGCGTAAACATTTCGGATTCCGTAAGATTACTGGTTACTGGTTTGAGCGGGGTAAGCTGGCGGACATAACGGAGGACGGAGTTATTGACTACGTGGCGCTCGCCCAACGATTCATAGGCGAGTACTACGCGGGGCTTGCGTACGGTGCAGAACGTGCCCATTTGCGCGCTGATAAAGAGCTGCGTAAACAGGCAGCAGTCGAACGGTTTAACGCGTGGGACGGGAAGCTATGATTATAGAGATCACGCTATTTCTATTTTACCTAGTAGCTTCGTTGGTTTGTTATTTTGTTGGTGGAATTGTAATGATGGACGCGCTATCTAAACGGAAATTTACTATTGCGATTGTCGGTTTGGGCGTTATGTTGACGCCTACGCTAATACTCGCGTCGATCGGAGGATAATGCTATGAGGAAAGCCGAGTTACTCGCGGAACAATCCCGCCTACTAACGATAGCTAACGAACTATCACGTAAACATTGGGGCGTGGATTATACGGGAACGCTGACGTTGGTAACGTACAACTGGCGCAGTCAATGGGCGGCGTTCCACTACCGCAAGTCGGATAAGACCATGCAGGAAATACGTATGTCTACGGTAGTTAACGCAGAGCGACCGTTTGAGGACGTGCTAGGATCGCTATTACACGAGTTAGTACATTGGCGTTTGTATACGCTAGGGCTTCCGTGTTCCGATACAGACGACGAGTTTATCGCGGAGTGTCTACGTGTAGGGGCGCCAATATCCGGCTCAACGAGCGCCAGGAAAGCGTACGAGCGGTATTTACAAGCGGAGAAGGAGGCAGCGTAAGTGAAGACGGTTAACGATATTATCGAACATTATACGAAGGGAGGACGGAAGTAATGACACAATTAACTAACGAAGAAATCCGCGAGATTAATCTGTGGTTGTACGATAATCCGCGCTATCAAGCGTTAAGCTGGCGTGATGCGGTCGCGGTATTTCAAGAAAAGCGTAAAAATGAAAACGTGCGTGCGGCGTAGAAAACGAGAGGAAACGGGAGAACGCTATATTTGTGCAATCTACGCTAATTGCAACTATAGCAACTACAGCGAAATCTACGATGTATAAATTCCGTAATTTACCAATTTGTGCGAATACAGCGTAATGTAGCGAAACCTACTCCGTGAACTCTACGTGTGTATAAAGTGGCTAATCGCCGGATTTGGCGTTTTACGCAACGCAATCTATCAATCTATAATCGGAGGTGTCACCGGATGACAACGGAAACTAAACGTGATTTACACGCTGACCTAGCGATCTGCAACGCGGCGACTAGCGGACCGTGGCAGACCGCAGATACTACGGACGGCTACTACGTACTAGACGCGGATGATTACGTACTCGCTGCGACTCTTGAACATGCGGCGGATGCGACGTTTATTAACGAAGCGCGCACCGGTTGGCCGATCGCAATTGAACGGGCGATTAGCGCAGAGGCGGAGCTTGAGCGTTTGCGTACGTGCATTGCTGTCGCCATGACGTATCCTCCTGCGTTCATTAACGCTAAACTGCGGAGTTTATTGGAGGTGCCGACGAATGAGTAGCGCGTGTCAATGCCACGTAGAGGACGCGTTCTGCTTCTATTGCGAAGTGTACTCGCCGGTTGTTGCGGAGAATGAGCGGTTAAAGGCGGAAGTCGGACGGCTAACTGCGTCGCACCGCTTAGCCACTCCGGAAGACTTGGCGGAGTTCGATGCGCAGTTCCCACCGCTTAGCCGCGAGGGTATGGAGCGGTTGCGCAAACGGATTGCGGAGCACGTGCCAGCTAAGCGCAGACTGCCGGACGGAACGTTAGAGAAGACGCGTGAGGAACTGGTGGCGGAGAATCAACGTTATCGAGCAGCGCTTAAGCGAATATCTGGCGCGTCAGTGTCGATGCACACGTCAATGGCGGACCTAGCTGGATTCATGAAACGTACAGCGACGGAGGTGTTGCGTAATGGCTCCACGCAAGAAAACGCCAGCTAAACCGCGTATCACCGCAGAGCAACGTAAAGACTGGCGTAATCTCCCCCTCGCGGATTGGAATACGCTGACCGTCCAGGTAATGATTACGGAGCTCAATCGTGAGCGCTACGGAGTCGAAACGTACATTCCGGCTGCAGGTGGTTATCGCTTCGAACAAGGCGTAATCAAACGTGCGCTCACGCTGTACGGTGCGGGGGCTTTACGCGAAACGATCGAACGTGCTTTCGCGGAACATCGCGTAACACCGCTGTATCCGCAGTTAACGGCGGGCTTTTTGATAACGTGGTTACTGCCCCGCCTTATGCCGCAAGTCCTTGCGAACGGGCAACGTAAGGAACGGGTGGAGACGGCGGTAGTAAATGGCGGGATGACTGCGGAGGAGATTGCGGATTTTTTGTAAGACGTAGTTCATTATTTACGATTCGCGTCGTATAGTTATACGTACGTTACGTAAAGGAGGAACGTTATGTCACACAATGCTCATTCAAAAAACTGTATACTCGCGGGATCGTGTTCGCTAGCCGACACCGCCAAGTGTAACTCGCGCTGTCCGTCGTTCATCGCTTGCCACGGCGCAAATGGACTCGGAGGACGCGTAGGTGCGGCGAATATGCCTGCGGACTACAAAGGTATTACGCTCGCCAATTCGCCAGCACGCGAAGCCCTAGCGCGGGACAAAACGCGGGAGTACCGAGCATACAGCGTAGTCGAGCCTTATGCGCGAACTTTCATGCGGCAATTCGGTGATACGTCAGATGAGCGCATTAAATCGCTTTACTTGTATAGCGAGTCGCCTGGCACCGGAAAGACTACGACAGCCGCAGCGTTACTACACGAATGGATAATACGCCACTATATCGGGAGCATCCAACGGAACGGGCAACCGCTGGAACGTCCGGCTTACTTTTGTGACGTAAACGCCTGGCAGACGTTATTCCTCGGATTCAACCGAGCGCATGTACCGCCTGCGACCGCCGAACCGTTAGCTGCCGAATACTATGCGATCGAACAGCGTACGAAGGCGGCTCCGTTCGCGGTCCTCGACGATATCGGCGTCCGCTCAGCATCCGAAGCCTTCCGCGCGGACTTGCATAGCGTTATTAATCATCGCGTGGCTAACGGATTGCCGACGGTGTACACGAGTAACGTGATGCTCGCGGATCTGGCGCAAGTGTTCGACGCGAGGTTAGCCGATAGGATACGCGAACAGTGCGTAGAGATACGATTTGTCGGCGAGAGTAAGCGAGGTCTGCGCAAAACGGCGTAAATAGGCGTTAAGATGCGATTTCGGGAGAACGTATGGTATAGCGTAATAATTGCGGCTATATTCGACAAATTGCGCTATGATAACGCACTGAGAATACATTAACGTACTTAATTATTTCCTAATGCCGTCCAATAATTTATAAATAATCCCAACTATGTCGAATGAATATCGTCTTATATGGGAGTTGGGTGTTAGGTTAAGCGAGAGTAAAATAGGAGGTGTACCTATGGCGGCGCACGGTCAGCAATTACTATCTAAGATCGTAGACACCGGCGATGTCCTGGCGTTAACGCGGCTCGGCATTAAGCGAACAGACTACGCCACGGAAGGCGAACAGCGCGCGCATGACTTCGTTGTTAAGTACGCGGCAGATAACGGCGGAGTAGCGCCATCGCTATCGACTTTCGTAGCGGAATTTCCGGACGAAGTGTGCGCATATATACCGGGCGTAACGGATAGTTTCGACTATTTAGCGCGGGAGTTAAAGGATGCGGCGGGCAAACGTGCGACAGCGAAGCTTCTAAGTGATCCGAATATGCAGCGCGATTTCGACACAAAGACAACGGAAGAGTTTGTCGCATCATTGACGAAACAGCTCGAACGGATTAAACTGGAAACACGAACAAACATTCGTATATTAACAGACGTTTCCAGTGAGACGGATAAGTTCCTAGCGGAGTATCGAGCACGGAAAGCCGGTACGTCATTTCGTATCTGGCGTAGTAAATTCGCATCTATTAACGATCAAATTGGCGGTTATTTCTCCGGCAACACTTACGCGTGGTATGCGCGATCCGGTCGCGGTAAATCCGTTCTTGTAATGGAGGATGGCGCGATCGAAGCTGCGTTTCAGGGCGCAACTGTTCTCGTATGGGCGTTAGAGATGTCGGAGTTCGAGTGGATGGCGCGGGCTTACTCGTCAATCAGCGCACGTAACGGACTATTTAATGCGAACATCGACGGAGTGGATTACGCGGCAGGCTTCGAAAATAAGGCGCTATTAATGGGGCGCTTAACGGACGAGTTCGAAACGCAGTTTGAAACGTTCCTCCGTACGCTGAACGAATTGATTCCGGGTCGCATTATACTCCGCGCTGCAGATAGCGAAGGCTTTACGGAGCGAGGAATCACGCAATTAGAGGCGGACATTCGCGAAACAGAGGCGGATGTAGTCGTAGTCGATCCGATATATCTCATGGATTACGAAGCGAACACGTCGCGGGTGGCCGGTGGTGATGTGGCGGCGACCTCCGTTAAGCTTAAGCGCCTGGCGGGGCAGACGAAGACCGTAATTCATCTCGTAACACAAGCGGAGGAAGATGCGTCAGAAAAGGGCGAGGATGGAGTACGCGAGCTGCGGCCGCCAAAACGTGCGGAGCTTAAGAAGTCGAAAGCGATACTTGAGGATGCCGCGAACATTTTCGGTATAGATACGCTGGCACACGAAGGGCGCGGAGTAATCGAACTCGGTAAAGGGCGTAATGGCGGCGAGGATACGCGCGTTGAGATCGTATATCTTCCGAACTGGGGCATCGTGCAGGAGACGGATTTAGCGGATGAAGCTGCGAAGTTTGTAGCGTAGGTTGGTGTGTTAATTTCTTGTTTCCTGATTAGAAATAAAATGTTGACTTTACGGACAAGGTTGGTTATCCTAACAACATAACCAATTAGGAGGTAAATTATGGACTTTGAATTCAACATACCACTTCTAGGAAATTATATTAATGAGTTAAGAGTTAAGCGCAACCTAACACTAAGGGATGTTTCAGAAAAGTCGGGAATAAGTCCTTCTCAATTAAGTAAGATTGAAAGAAACGAGGCCGTTCCTAAGATTGCCACTCTCGACCAAATTGCATCAGCACTCGAAGTAAACCCTGATGATCTATACTATCGCGCAGGAATTATCCCTAGTTCGGATCCACTAAATAAAAGGGTTATCACAGGGATGGTAAATGGTGAAATCCCATACGAAAGAGGGATAGCTATGACACGGTTATATACTGCTTTGAGGAATGACCTCGAAGCTCTTATGAGTGAAAGCTCTTTTAAAAGATGCAAAGAAACGACAACATTTGCACGTGATTATAACAATTTCATAACCGACGAAGAGTTTTGGTTGGTAACAAGAGTACGAAACTCCATAGAACAGCTTGAAAAGGATTTCGCAGAACTTGATAATATGCGTAAATAATCTGACCATACTCTAAGTACTGCGAGGTGATAAATCCATGAGCGCTTTTACCGCAATTAATGCGGATTTGTTTTTATCCGCAATCGAACGTTACCCCTGGCGCAGCTCATCATATGCTCGCGGACGCCTAATCGCGTCATCTCCGTTCGGCTCGCGCGCGGATAACACTCCTTCATTTTCGCTTGTGGTCGATACTGATTCGGAGTCTTTCGGCGCATGGAACGATATGGGGGCGGAAGATCCGGAGTGGGCGCGTGGAAGCCCGTTGAAGCTATACAGCTTCCTGCGCAACATTACGCTCCGGGAAGCGTTTGAAGAGTTAACGGTTGGTGCTGACGTGGACGAGCGCCCAACGCTACGTATCCGATTGAACGCGCCCGAACCGCAAGCTGCCATACGTAAGCCGATCGATATGTCCCCGTACATACAACGAGAGATTCGGTACTTAACTAATCGAGGAATAGCGCCAGTAATACAGCGGCTTTATAGATGCGGTTACGACGTTACGAATAATGCGGTAGTTATGCCGTGGACAAGCCCGGTCGGAACGTTTCTTAACGCGAAGTGGCGGTCAACTTACGGTAAACAATTCTGGTATGCGCGCGGAGGGGCTCCGGTCAAATCGATGATATACGGAATTGACATCGCATATCGGCGGAATATCAAACGCGCGGTCATCGGTGAGGCCGAGATCGACGCAATGACGGCGAGTACGGCGGGTACGTTCGGATTAGCGGTCGGCGGATCGGAGTTTACCGAGGAAAAGGCGAATCTACTGCGCCGCAGCCCGATCGAGGAACTATTGATTGCGGGAGACAACGATGCCGCCGGAGAAAAGCTGCGGTGGGAGATCGAAAAAAAGATGCGCGGGTACGTGCGATTATACAACGTAGAGATTCCGAACAGCGCGAAGGATTTTAATGCGGCGGGGATTGCGGCAACTAGAGAAGCATGCGAGGCAGCAAAACGGATAGATGCGATTCGCGTGCGTTTGTGTACGTGAAATGTCGTAAAATTTGACGACTTTTTGTCGGTACGAACGAAATTAATCGTCCGTTGCCTTAACGGGAGCTTCTTCCCATTCGTACAAGTCGTACGGGGAGTCAAGACCGAGAACTTCCGCAATCGTCCGCGCTTTGTCGAGGCCCATAACGCCCACACGTTTCCGGTCGTTTATCCAATGACCGATTTGCGAACGGGAGTATCCGGTCCTGCGGCTAAGCTCAACCTGCGATAGTTTACGTTCTTTGAGTAGCGCCCGAAGTCGGCATTCACCGACAACGTACATTTATGAGCGCCTCCGATACTTTGCGAAATGATAACTTAATTATTCTAACATATTTTTCTTGTAAAAGTGTGCGGGGCATTTGAGCATGTCGACTTTATCTATGTAAGGCAGACAAGCATTAAAATTATAAAATATCATGTAGGGAGTTGTTGAGTATTGAACTTTGAAAAACTGAATAGGTTAGCCGCCGTCCATTTGGTAGATAGAACGGATGCCACTTTTTCCGAGATGTATGAAGAGGCAATCACGTTATTCCGCCGAATGAATCGTAACCGAATCGTCTTTTCCCGTATGGGTGATAACAACGATGCGGACGAATTACTAGATTCCGTAATCCTTAAGGTGATCGCCAAATCACCGGATAATTTCGGAGCATTATTACTAACAGCGCTTAACGCCGCACAGCTTGATTTTTTCAAGGCTGAGCAGCGCCGACGTAAACGTTTTGAACTCAGCGTAGATACTGAGGCGCCAAACTCAGATGTACGCGACGAAGATACGGACGTTGAGCTAGCGGTAATTCAGCGAGTTGTACGTAAAAAAAGAACCGACCAGTTGGAGCTGATCGATTCTCTCACTCGGTCCGCCAAGACCGATACCACGACGACCACAATCGTCGAAGCATATTTGTTCGCGCCGCTAGACGCAAAGCCCACGGAGATCGCAAGATCACTTGGGATACACCATGAGACAGTTAAACGTAAGCTTCGCAGACTTGCTCGCCGTTACGACGCCAATCGCTTCGGTGATGTCCGCGAATACTTAGCCGTTTAAATGATTTTCGGAACGGGCTATCGGGCATGATGTCCGTTCCAGTATTAATTATATCACAAAAATTTAAAGATATTCCGGTGGTATTAGTTACCTTATGTATAGGATTTCCTAAATATATCCATTCAATACTTCACGTTTTCAATATTACGCAAAAAATTTGCGGTTGTCAACGCTTATTTAACTGCGCCTACTATTTATTAACCGGAGGTTAACGCCATGAATCGTATAAAAAACGTTACTCATATAAATACACGCAATCCCCACGTTTCAAACAGATTGGTCGATCGCATCTATAACGGAGGCTTCGAAAACTACGAAGACACGGCGGATTATATTGATATCCGCAACGCTATGAAGGGGCGTGTCATCGCATGACTTGGCTCGCATCAACCCACGCAGCTAAACGTGCCGTTGAACGATTCGGAATTACGCATGACAACGTAAATACGTGGTTTAACGAAAAATTAACGTCAGCTCGCTACGTTTGTAACACGGTAGATGACGACGGAAGTGAGGCGCGCCTATTTGTTAACGGTAAGATTATGTTTTTCGCAGCACTATATGAGGACATAGTTAAATCCGTTCGTTACGCATCCCGCACGCAAATGGCTGCCGACTGTATCGCCGAGCTCGCGGAAAAGGAACTCCGTAAGCGCCAGGTCAAAGCGCTCGAAGCCGAACGCAGCTACGCGGATAAAAAGGCACAACTAGAAACGCGGCGCATCGATATTAATATCGCTATATTGCGGACGAAATCTGCGCCGCGCATCGCTAATCTAACCGCGAGCTTGGCGGAAGTTGAAGCGGAATTGTGCGAAGTACTGGCGGCGGTAAAACGTGCTAAACGGGAGTTAACGAGTTTCGCGGAGGGCTATGTATCAATAACGGCGTAATCTTGCGCCGGCCGCACGGTGTTAACGCGGAAGTGACCGTTAATGCCGCGCTGCGGACGCACGATTGTCCGAGGTCTGGCGGAACCTACGCAGTAACGATGCGTTTAACCGTACATTATATGAAGAGGAACGTGATCGAATGTCGATGTTTACGAAGGTAGGCGCAGAGGCAGCGGCGGCAGGTAACAACGAAGGAGGAGCGAAGGAGAGTCCGATTACTTCGTTTAAATCCGGAACAGCGCTAAAGGTTGGCGTTAAGTCGATTAACGATGTAGCGGAGTATTACGGTTACAGCATCTTCAAGAAAGTGAACACGTTCGTTCCTAAGAATCCCGCAACACGTAATGCTCGCGGTTATATTGACGCTAATCCGACCGTATGGGATCAAGCGGCTGCGCTCCTTTATAAAGAGGCGGACACAGCGAAGAATGCCGGCGCCAGTGAGGACGCGGTTAAGAAGATTACGGATGAGGCGTATTTGTATCGCGGTAAGAAACGTTTCCTTCGCGCATTCTTCGACTTAGCGACCGGTAAGGACGTAGTAGTCGATTTGAGTCCGAAGCAAGAGGAAACGCTCAAGGCCGTAATCAAGAAGTACGAGAAGAAGCTCGGAACAATCGCGTTCGAACTCGCGAAGACCGGATCGAGCACAAACGCCGTCGTCGCGCTGTCTCCGATCATTGACATGGACGAAGACCTCACGCCAGAAGAACGCGCTAACTTCGCTAAGCTCGGGGCGGCTCCGTTTGAACTCGCGGATTTCGAAACGTGCTTATACGTAGCCGATGACGCTGAGCAAACGAAGAATCTCGTAGTTGCGGGATTTGATATCGGACGACTCGGATTGTCTATCGGAGCGAGCGCGGGAACTAGTACGCAGACTCCGCCGCCAGCCGACGACGGGGCTCCTATCGATATCTCCGAAGAGGATCTACCGTTTTGATCGCGTGTCCCGAACATCCGCAATTAGCATCAGGTAACAACGGTAATAAACCGCCGGTCTGCGTGTTGGTTGCGCTGGCTGGCGGAGAATTTAACGAGAGAGGACGTGGTTCAGACGGCACATATTTCGGAAGTCGTAGGTAAGTATTCGGAGCTCGCCGCAAGATTAGCGTTATTGGCGAACGGATGGACTGTGCACCAATCGGAGACAGACGAAGCGTACGATGTCCTGGCGCAAGATCCCGTAAGCGGAGACTATGCGCGGATTCAAGTGAAGACGATTAGGCAGCGTATGGATCGCGGCGGCGACCTCGTAGTCTACGCGAAGAAAGGCAACGGGACTATCTACGACCTAGCCGACGCTGATTACATTATTGGCGTATGGGTGATCGAGGGCGAAGTGCCTCGCGTGTATATGTTCGAGAACCGCTGCCTTACGGAGTACTGGTGCGGAGAAGCACGTGCAGCTGAGCGTTGGGTTGAGCTGCCTCTAGCGCTTAACCGCGATATCTATACGGTTTCGGCCGCTGTGATCACGGAGGAATTACCACTACCGACCGCTGTCTAAACGTAAGATTAACGCATTATCGGGGCGGAGGAGCTAACGGTAAGCGCCGAAGGCTCAGTCCCAACGAAGGAGACCCGTATAAATGACGAAATTAAACGTAGTAATTCCGGCTGTAAACGTAATGGTAGAGATCGACGGCAGTAACGTAGAATTCCGCAAAGTTGACCGCAAGGCGCAGGCGGGCGATATCGTTAAGGTTACGGAAAGCGGCGAAGATATCGAAGCAGGCGCGTTCTATAACGTGCTCGGCGACTACTCCTTCGCGGATGGTGCGGATGACTCACGGCAGCTTTCGTGCTGGAAACACGAAGTCTACGCGCCAGTAGTCTCCGCAGGCACCGCCGATGCTCCCGCTGATCTTACGTTCGAATCCGCACAGTATCGCAAGGTCGACCGCTCGGCCCGCGAAGGTGACGTTATCGTATTTGCGGAGGCTCCGCGTAGCTACCTTACCTCAGGTAAAGCGTACCTTGTCAACGAGATTGACTTCGCTGGTGGCGCGCAGATTACGGATGATGACGGAGATGATTACGATATGGGCGCGAGTGGTATCGTGTTCGACGTGTACGAAAAGGTCAGCGTAGAGACTCCGGCGGCTTCATATCGCGAAGTCAAACGTAAGGCCGCCGTAGGTGAGCGTATTAAGATCGTTAATCCGGTAGCTGCGATTGACTACGTTATGGGCGATGAGTTTACGGTAATTGAAATAGACGAAGAGGGCAACGTTTATTTCAGGGATACCGTTAATGAACGCAATAGCGCCTATCTCCGCGAATACGTCGTACTCGAACCGGTCAACACGCAAGTTAAAGCGAAGCCTAAACGTTTCAGCGCGGGTGACTACGTTAAGGTTACGGGCAATTCCGTATGTCACGATTATACGGAGGGCAGCGTAGTTATGATCACAGAAACTAAAGATAACGCGAGGTACGGCGGCCAACAATTCCGCGCTGAGACTGTGGACGGAAAGCGCGGAAACTGGCTCGTAACGTACAACGTAGAGCCCGCAACCGAAACGGAGTTCCTTGCGCAACGTAAGCCGGCGGAACCTGTGCGCTTGAAAATCGGAGACTACGCGAAGGTGCTTGCGTTTGATATGAGCTATGCTAGCGCGGCAATCGTCGGCCTTATCGTAGAGCTTACGGAAACGGACCACTCGAACCGTCCATATCGCGGGAAGAAACTCGACGGTACTCGCGCCGGATGGTTTACGCCGGATCAGCTCACGCCAGCAACCGCCGAAGAAGTAAGCGCGGCCCGGGCGGAAGCTCAGCGTAAAATCGCGGTCGGTCCGTTCGCTGACGGAGGATTTGCGCAGATCGTCGACGTAAGTAAATCGCAGGCACTCGGCGGATTCTCTACCGGGGATTACGTAAACGTAGTATCAGACGGATTCAACGGCCGTTATAAGCTTGTCGTGACGAAAACTAGCGGTAACCGGGGATACTGCAACGCGGACGCCCTGCGCCAGATTACGGAGGCTGAGTATAACGCGGCGGTTGCGCCGAAAGACCCGCGCGATGCTTTCGCAAAGGGCGATAAGGTGCGGTTGATTAGCGGCGCAAACAATTCCGGACTTTACGGGTTTACTGACGGCGGAATTTACACCGTCGCTAATCCTAAATCTACGCAATGGGAATCGAAGAGAATCGGAATTGAAGACGCTGCTAGCTACGGATTTGCGCTGCCGGACCAACTCGTTAAGCTGTCCGCAGAGGAGATCGCCGCTATCGAGAAGGAAACGCAGGAAATCGCTAAATGGGCGAAGCTCGGGCGTAAGGTCGGCGAGTTTAAGCACGGTGATGTCGTTACCTCCGCGAAATACTGCGGAAACACGAAAATAGTTACCGCGCAGATTGAGGACGTAGGCACGGATCTGCTCGGACTACGCGCGGCGGACGGAGAGTACCACGCCGTCGATAAAGAGGGCGTTAAACTAATTGTACCGGTAGAACAGCGCTTCGATACGGAACAGGCCGCCTAAATTAACGGAGGTGATGCGGATATATGGACGTTAAATTAACGCTTAATCTACGTAGTCCGACCGCAGCCGAAGCGCCGGAAGACGTAGCTGACCGCATAGCCAGCGCCACCAAACGGAAGAAAGCGGCGGAGGAGACGATAGCGGACGCATGGGTTCGCATACTCGCGCTAAAGAATACGGATGCCGATCGCGAAAAGTTAATCGCGGTAAAAGACGCAATGGATACGGGTGTGACGGGCAGACACCCGTCCAGCGTCGGCAAACGGTTCAGCAAGGCGGAGGCTATGCGGATTTACGATGACTTGCGCGAGTCGATCCGCGAGGAAAGATTACGTAATATGGTCGCGCATACTCCGAAAAACTACTTCTTGATTAATAACGCGAAGCTACTGGCGCGACTCAACGATAGGCTGCGCAATGAAACGGAAGTGGCGGTCGATACGGAAACTACGGGAGTTGACGTTTATACAGACGTGATTGTCGGCCTATCATTAACGTTGCCTTCCGTTAGCATTCCACCGTTAGCCGAAAAGGGAATGCACGTTTATATTCCGGTCAGCCACGATGAAGGCGAACAATTATCGCGAGATTACGTACTGCAGGAATTGCGTTGGTTCCTTTATAGCACAGATATCGGCAAGATACTCCATAACGCTATATTCGATATCGCGATGTTCCGGCGGCATGGTTCGGATCTGCGCGGAGTTACGTGGGATACGATGGTAGCGATGCACCTACTCAACGAGAACGAACCGTCGTTCCGCTTAAAAGACCTCGCGCCTAAATATCTCGGAGTGGAGTCGGATACGTTCTCGGAACTATTCGGCAAGACTCCGTTCAATGAAATTCCGCTAGATATTGCGCTGGCATACGCGGCTAAGGATACCGATCTTACTTGGCGCTTGTATCAATTCCAGCGCGGTCACTTCGCTACATTGCCGACGGTACTCGAATATTACCGTACGGTTGAGGTTCCGTTGCTCTACGTAATCGTAGACTTGGAGGCTAACGGATATATCCTCGATTTAGACTTCGCAAAGGAATACGGTGAGCAATTGAGCGCTCGCGCCAAAGAGCTGCGTACGAAGCTTATCGAAGTCCTGGCGAAACATCACGAAGGGGACGGTGATCTTAACCTTAATTCTACGCCGCAGATGAAGGCGGTTCTCTCGAAAGAAATCGGCCGCGATATTCCGAATATGGACGCTAAGAAGACGCTCAAGCCTATGGGCCGTGAGTTCGAAGTTATCGCGGACTTACTCGAATACCGCAAGATAACGAAGCTCAGCGGAACGTACATCGACGCGCTGCCGACGAAACAGAATCCGACGACTAAGCGCTGGCACTCGCGGTTTAATCCGATGGGAACCGTTACCGGGCGCTTTAGCTCCGGCAAGGACGAAGATGCCGCGGATTCCAATCAATTTAACGTTCAGAATCAGCCGGAGGAAGCGCGCAAGATGTTCCTAGCGCCAGAAGGTAAGGTCCTGGTGTCGGCGGACTTTAAGGCGCAAGAGATCCGCTGCACCGCTTATTTATCGGGCGAACCCGTCCTAATCGAAGCGTTCGAAAAGGGCATCGATCCGTACGCTAACATGGCGAGCATGTACTACAAGCGCCCGTACCACGAAGTTAATAAGCTGCCGAACGGGGAAGATACGCCGGAACGCAAAGCGATGAAGGTCGTATGGCTGGCGACATTGTACGGGATGAGCGACTTTTCACTCGCGGAGATGCTCAAGCTAAAGAAACCGGAAGCGACCGCGTTCAAAGAAGAGCTGTTCGGTGGGATGCCGAAATTATCCGCCTGGCTCAAGGCTAACGAGGAGCACGTCGCCAAGTACGGTTTCGTATGGGCGGATAAGCAGCAACGTAAACGGCGCTTGCCCGACGGAACACTTAAGCGTAAGGAGATTCCGTATGGTAAGTGGAATGATCCGAAGTACGAAGAGTGGCGCAAGCACAACGGAAAGATTAACCGGGCTATGCGCCAGGGTACGAATGCTCGCGTTCAGGGGAGTTCCGCCGTTCAAACGAAAGTAACGATGATTAAAGCGCACGAAGCGTGTGAGGAACGCGAAGGCTGGGCGCTGTGGGGAACGATTCATGACGAATTGGTGTTCGAGATTCCGGAGGAATTTACGCGGGAGGACATCGCCGTTATTGAGCGCATTATGACGCAGTCGTATTCGTGGGGCAACGTAGCCAACGGAACGGATATCGCGATTATGCTGCGCTGGGGTAAAGGCGTAACGCCAGACGAATGGTTCAAAAATAAGGAGGCTGCGTAATTATGGCGATATCACAAGCGAAGAAACTCGAACTTATCACGAAGCACGCGAAGAAGTTTACGGTTAAGCCGGGTGGAGGCACTCCCGTACTAGAGGGCGTACGTTACCTCGATGATGGATCCGTAGTCGCAACGGATCGCCACACGTTGCTCCGGATCGGCGGCGCGCATAACTTTGCGGAGGCATTTACGTCTCACGCTAAGACCGGCGCGCCCGTTGACGGTCAGTATCCGGACACATCGCGCTTAATTCCGCAGGACTTTACGTCACAGATTACGCTTATCGAAACGGTTACGCGGGCGGATTTAAAGGACGCGATTGCCTGCGTAAAGGTTGCGCTCGAAGCCGCGAAGCTATCCGCCGGAGACAAACGTAACCTCGCGCTACTTCGTTACGCAGGCGATGCCGCCACGCTATCCGTTACGAACGATTCTCCCGCGTTATCGTTTAGCGCCGGGATTAACGCGGACTTAAGCGGGCCGGACATGGCGGTAGCGTTTAATGCGGAGTACATGCTTAACGCGTTGAACGTATTCAAAGACGCGGGATCTCAGCGGGTAACTATCGGATTGACCGGCAATTTAAGTCCGATCGTTCTGCGCGATGAGGATAACGGAATAGACGTCGTAGTGCTTCCGTATCGGATGGCGTCCTAATGGAGCGCGCTACCACAACGTTCACATGTCCGCAGTGCCGCCGTCAGGTTCGCGTACTAGCGGATGAATACGGAGATCACTGCTGCCCTTGCGGGTGGGAAAGAGCGCAAATTAACGAAGGAGATGACGCGGAATGACTAGCGCCAACAAAGCGAAGGTAATTGCGGAAGTAGATAGCGCCATTGAAAGGCTCGCCCGCGTGCTCACGCGTATTGATAGCGGCGACTACGGATTCTCGGAGGCGGGCGATTGGTTGCATAACTGCGGTGACGACATTGTAGGCGCGTTGGAATCTGCGCTTGAATACGTAAAGGAGGCTGCGTAAGAATGGCGGACAAGGCGCAAGTCGAAGCGAAGATAGCGCATGCAATCGAGGAGGCTGAGTCTCATCCGGACAACGGCGCAGAAGAGGCGCTTAGATATGCGGTAGAATCGATTAAGCAGCACTTTGATATTCCGTGTATGTACGAATATTGCGGAGGCTTCGATAGTCCCGGCTACGACATCGACTGTTACGCGATCGCCTACGTAACCAAAGCGGGCGAACTCGGGATCTACACGTATACGCACGAAACATACTAAGGAGGCGGTCATAATTACACAATCAATCGCTAATCAAATCGCACAGCACTTCACGGATTATCTCAACGCCTGGCATTCCGCACCAGAAGTGTACGACGACGCACTCGACGCGCAGATTCACGCAATGTACGCCGCTGTCCTCACGGATAAATCGCGCAAAGTATGGCCGCCGCGTAACATTCCGTATTTCTCTCCGTCAGCTGCAGGCGCATGTCCGCGCTCACTCTACGAAAAGGCGCTCGGCGCGAAGAAGGACGTATCCGTACAATCTCCGCATAAAGGGCGCTGGACTAGGCTCGGCACGCAGGTCGGCGATATGATTCAGCGCGATATATTATTCGCAGAGAAACATTACGATCAGCCGCGATTTGTATTCGAACGTAATGCGCTGGGTGAGCCGCGCTTCGAACAGTTTGCGCCCGGCCTTACGAATATTACACATAACGGCGCTGTTTTCTCGCTGTTCGGATTCTGCGACGGAATGATGCTTTACCGGACGGATGACGGCGAGGTGCTGCGCGTCGGCCTCGAAGTTAAATCGAAGCAGACAACGTCAGCCAAAACGTCCGAATACTCGACACGTAATGGTCCGGAGGCGAAGCACGTTAAGCAAACGGTCTGCTATTCGCGAATGTACGGAGTCGATTATTACGTAATCCTCTACGTTAATTGCGCGAAAAAGGCGTGGGAAATGAGCGCAGAGGACATCGCGAAGACTCCGGACATCAAGGCGTACGGCCTGTATATTACGGACGAGATGCGCGCAGAGGTATTCGATGGCTTCGCGGACATTGTTCACGCGGTCAATGCGAAGATACCGCCGCCCCTTGATATCGAAAACTTTACGTTCAACAATTTCAAGCGTGCATGTGCGTTGTCATTAACGGAGGATGAGATCGCGGTCATTGAGCGGAAAGTAAGCGCGATATCACGATCGAGTCTGCCGGATTGGAAGAAGCGAGGACCTATCGAAGCGCTCACGGAGATTCAGCGGATACGGTACGAGGAAGAAGCGAAGGAGGCCGCCTAATTTGCAGACACCGCAATCATACGTAATCGAATCGATAAGCAATCTCGACGGAACAACACACGAACGCGAAGCCCGACGCAAAGGTCAGCGCGTAGAAATCTTACGCTGCGAGGTCGGCGCGCCTATGCTCGTATGTTACCGCGATGACGGAAACAAGATCCTGCGGACGTCATTCGTACGTTCGATCGCGGATAGCGACGGAGTAGTTTCCGTTGTTACGAGTAATACCGTTTACACATTCGGAAAGGAGGCGGCGTAATGACTAAACGTATTATTAACGGAACCCTCTACGTATTACTTATTGGCGCACTTATGGTCGGCGGCCTGGTGTGGTTCTCGCTATTAACGTGCGGACTATTGTACGTCAGCGTTATATCTGCGCTTCTCATCGTTTGGTCGTTCATACTCGGATTTATATCGGAAGGAGGCGGAAGCGATCACGAAACAGACGAAGAAACCCGCGCTTCCTAACTTCCGTGTTCTCGGACTCGACTTATCGCTAAGTCCCGGAATCGCTGTGGTAGAAGTCCGTAATAGAACCCCGTACCTTATCGCATGTGACTCCGTAGCGACTTCGACGGCCGATACGGACGCCGTACGCAACTACACGGTCGAAACGTTTGTCGGTCACTTCGTTCGGGAGCATCGTCCGTTCGATATCGTAGTTCGCGAAGACTTTACGTCCGGACGGAATAAACGCGCGACTCAAACGATATTCAGCGCATGGGCAGCGGCAGACAGAGCGCTCGCGGCTTACGGTTACCACGCGGAGGACTTAAAGCCCGCGCTTGCCCCAACGTCGGTTAAGAAATACGTAACCGGCAACGGGAAGGCGGAGAAACCGGAAGTCGCGGAAGCGGTGCGGAAGTACCTGCGGTTGCCTGCGGATACTAAGTGGCGGACGGGATACGATGACGCGGACGCATGCGCAGTGTGTCTGTCGTATTTACTGCGCGAGAACCTAATCGATGAAATCGGAGGGATTGCGGCATGAGGGAATACATTGGATATACACACATTTCGCAGGGAGTTGAGCGCTTTGGTCCGGCGGTTAGCGAAGCGCTGAGCGGTTACGCAAATAGCGGGTACGACATTGACGTACATTACTCGCAATCGACGGAACCTCGCGGACGTATTATGTTCTCAGCGTTAATAACCGCCTGGACGCAGACATGACGCGTATTCCAGACCGCCTCACTACGCAACTCGAACGCGCCCAGCTCGCCGAGATCGCGGGACTTGAACGTGCGGTCGAAGTGCATCGCGGACTGGCGGCGAAGTATGAACGGAAACTGGCGGAGGCTCAGCGCCGCCTTAAACGGAGTGTTAGCGATTAATTTCGCCGACTCTCCGTTTTTTTCATTAAAAGTGTGCGAAGTGTGGAGCGGCGGCACCATACGTTATGTAAGGCGCGGACGACGAAAAAAGTTTCCGTAAAAGTGTGCGGGACTTCCGAGCACGTCGGCTTTATCTATGTAAGGCGCAGATGCCGCGCAATATAAACGAGGAGGCGGTTCAGTAATGACAACGCAACAATATCGCGAAGTTAAACGTAAGGCAGCGGTGGGGGAACGAATTAAGGTAGTAAACGCGTGGGCTACTGGCGGTCTCTATGAGAACGGCGATGTGTTTACTGTAACGGAAACACACGCTGAACATGAAGGCGCAGTAATCGGAGTAGCGGAACGCCTAAGCGCGGTGGGCATCGTAGTAGGCGAATACGTAGTCCTCGAACCCGTCACGGAGTCTATCGCACCCTCACCGCTATCATCCGATCCCCTCTACGCAGCCTTCCGCCAGTTCGTCGCGGACAATGCGGATGAATTGCGCAAGCTACTTCCGGAGATTGATCCGCCGGGCATCAGCGTAGGAGGAATCGTAGGCGCACCGTTTACAGTCGCAGATTCCGGCGCAGTTATCGCACGCACTCCGAAGTTGACACGCGCACAGGTTATCGCGAAGGCGACCGCTGACGTTGCGGAGTTGCTACGGATTGGTCGCGATATCTACTCGGACATTCCGAAAGAATCTCCGTTCCACAACCGTTGCTACGCCGCTAACTTTCACGTTAACCGGGATAAACGTACGGTGACAGCGTTGGTGAATCACGGAGTGTCACTAGAACGAGTACCTGACGCGAAGTTCACCGCAAAGTGTTCGCCAGCCGACGTATTCCACGCGGAAATCGGCAAAGCGATCGCGCTGCGTAAGGCGCTTGGGTTAGCGGTGCCTACCGAATATACGGACGCGCCGCAACCGGGTGGTAAAAACGCGAATATGATCGTTAGATACAAAGGGAAAACGCGGAAACTCGTTCCGTCAAACTTAGCGGTAATTCACGGTGAAACAGCGCATATTGGTTCGATTATTGGTAAGCGCGGAATTATACTCGACGACACCGACGTTGACTATAATGCTGACGCAGGAAGCGCTGTCCCCGCGAAAGGAGTTGCTGCCTAATGGACGTACTGAATACGTATGGTGGCGAGACGAGCACGCTTGCTATTATAGCTGCGATAATCATCGGAGTTCTGGCGCTATTCTTCTTAATCGCAGCGTTTATCTTAGCGGAGCCCGGCGTGCTTGTTATCGCGGGAGTCCTCGGTGTGCTTGCGATGATAGGCTGGGCTAACGCATCTGAACCGTTCCGCCACGAAGTCACACTCCGTCCGGGCGGCGTTATCGACGCGGTTAAATACGATATCATCGAACAGCGCGGCGCGATTTACGTAATTGAGGAACGGGAGGCGATCGCGGAATGATGAACGCTAAATTAACGGCAATGATCGTAGCACTTGGCGCCTACGCAATAACGCTGTCCGACGCTGGATTCGAGATTCCGGAGGAAATGGACGCGGAGATTGACGAGTTGATTGCGGCGGGAGACGAATTTGCAACGGGTATATCAGACGCTGAATCGGACGCTGTTCTCTTCGCGCAGTTAACGGGGATGCTCGACGCGATTAAGGCGGAACTGTCCCCGCCGGAACCTAAGATCGCGAAGGAGCTATACGTACTGGCTCACGTTGATTCTAACGGAAATGTTACGGGATATCCGAAGGGCGGCGGTTCCAGCGCGAAGCCGTCGATTAAGGCGCACGATTCGTTATCCTCCGCTAAGAGAAGTCGCGGTCATTGTGGCGGAACAATCATGCGGATAACGGCGATGGAACCTGCGGAATGAGAGCGCAACGTATCATCGACCGCCCGCAAGCCGAGATCATGGCGGACAGAAAGCGTAAGCGTACGGAGTTACTCGATAAATTACGGAGAGGTGAACGTGTGAACAACGATATCAACGTTAAGATTAAGCGCCTGCATCCGGACGCCAAAATCCCCGCATATGCAACGGAACTAGCGGCGGGTTTCGATTTAGTCGCGGTAGAAGACGCGGTAATTTCGCCAGGCGATACGGTTAAGGTTCCGTTAGGACTCGCGTTCGAGATTCCGCCGGGCTACGTAATGCTCGTATGTATGCGGTCGGGCATCGCGCTTAATACGAAGCTCCGGCAGCCGAACGGAATTGGCGTTATTGATGCGGATTATCGCGGAGAGGTTGCGATGATGTTCGATAACATCGCGGTCGGTCACGATGTGCCAGTTACGAACGACTTAGTATTCTACGTGAATGGTACCGGACGGTTAGCGCGTGAGGACGAGATTAACGCGTCATACATTATCCGCAAAGGAGATCGCGTTTGCCAAGCGTTCATCATCCCGTATCCGCGCGTTAACTTCGAAGTTGTCACGGAATTAGCGGAGAGCGAGCGTGGGGCTGGCGGATTCGGCTCGAGTGGAGTGTCGGCGGTAATTGACGGATGGCGCAAAGTAATCGAAGGGGAGTGAGCGCAGGATGAAACGGATTAACTACGCATTCATCGCGGTGTGGTCCGCTATTCTCATCGGATGCGCGGCGTTCTGGTACGGGGTATTCACGATATTAACGTAGAGGAGGCGCTATAAATGACTGCAACAATAATCCCGTTCCCATGCGTACAGAACGAAATTGCCGCCGCATTCGACGCATTAGCAGCGCAGGCACGCGCCGGCCTAATAACCGGAGCCATGTTCGCAGTTAGCGGACCGAACGCCGATCCACACGCAATTATGACGGGATGGCACGGCGTTGATATGGCGGAGCGCGCCGTAATGCTGACGCATATGCAATTCGATTTAATAGCGGGATTTATCGACGAGAATTACGGGGATGAGCAATAAATAGCGCATGTCTTACGGAGTTAACGGGCAAAGCTCCGTCAGCACATGCGCAAGAACCCGCCGCGCCAACGGTGGGAATAACGAATAAGAATACTATCCGAAAAGGGGACGGTTACTAATGACGAAGGTTATCGACGGTAGAAAAGCGGAGATCACGAACTCACTGCAGGTATATACGAATTGGGTAACACTCGCAGCTGAGCACGGATACCCGAAAGCAGCATACGTTTACGGAAGTGACAAGCGCAGCCACTTAAACGATGGAGATACGGTGACGCTGCTTACATCAACTTTCGTGCATGACGGCGCTATGATTTGGGTCGTGCAAGCGCGTAACGGTGAACAATTTCTCTATTCGGAAAAGGGACTGCGCATTCTCCCGGACGAAGCCATCGTAGGCATTACGCTCCTCCCCGACGAATCGCTCGGCGGTATCTCACGTGAATATCGCGAGGTTAAGCGGACGGCTAACGTAGGTGAACTCGTTAAGATTACGGATAATAATTGCGGGCACCATTTCCCTAGCGGCGAGATTGTCCGCATCCGTAGCGTAAATACTGCGGAGTATCTTGATAAGCGCGACTGGTGGGCGGTAAAAGAGGTGGACTACGTAGTCCTCGAACCTACGGATATCCTGCGCATCGACGATAAGGACGGAGTTAATCGCGCGTACCGAATGGTCGACCGTAAGGCTGCGGTGGGCGAGCGCGTGATTGTTACAGAAGACCGCGCATACTTCCGCGCAGGTCAAACGTTCGTAGTTGAGCGTACGGATTACGGGATTCCTGCGGTCGGGCTGGACGGACGCGGCAACGTTCTTGAAGCGTATTATCGCGTACTCGAACCGCTAACCTCCGCGGAACTAGCGCCGACTCCGACGCCCCTATCCGCGCTGCCCATCGCTGATCAATACGCGGAGAACATCACGGTGCTCACACGTAAGATTGCGCAATTAGAGGGCGACCTACGTGTGGCACGCGAGGATATCGTTCTCATCGAAGAGGGCGTTAGCGGCGAGATCAAAGCGCTTGAGAAGCGCACCTTAACGCTTGAAAAGCGCATCCTCGCGCTCGAAACGGACAGCTCGCCTTCTTACGTTAAAGTTGCGGAGGGTCCCGTTGATACTACGTTACCGTCATATGTTAAGAAGTCCGCTCAAAAAATCCGCGACGGAATCGTTGAGCGTGCGAAGGCTGACGTTGAAAGAATTATAGACGAATGCTGGGCGGCGGTTCGCGTTGGGTAACTGCATCGGAGGTTTTAGGATATCCGACGAGGACTTAGAGGGGCTGTTTATCGAGCATTTCCTTGTTTACGGTAAGGCGCCGTCCTCCTCGGATATTAGGAGGCTCAGACTGCCGTCCATTAAAACTATCAAAGCGAGGACAGGAAAGTCCTATAACGAGTATCTACTTTATCTAGGTATCCCTACCAACAAGAGGAGTACCCCTACTAAATCGGATGAGGAGATGCTAGCCGACATTGTTGCCCTCGCGGAGGAACTGGGTAGGACGCCGTTCGCCTCCGATCTCACAGGTAGAGCCGGCGTGTGTGGCAAAGGTACTTATAACAAGCGTTTCGGGACGTGGACAAACGCCCTTAAAGCCGTCGGACTAAAGCCTACTTGGTGTCCAGTTAGCGATGAAGAGCTGCTCTCTGAGTTGCGTAGGTTCAGGATAGAAACAGGCAGGAGCCCTTCTACTCGGGACCAACTCGCTTACGGGTGGGCAACGTTTCAAGTGCGCTTTGGGGGCTGGAATAACGCCTTAACTAAAGCAGGGCTTCCCCTAAACGAGAATATTTACGGAAATAAAACATATGGGAAAGACGGGTTGTTATACGACAGCATATCCGAATCTATAGTCGCGGATTGGCTGTACGATAACGGGGTCCATTACCAGGCTCACGTTCCGTACTTTGGGAAGTTAATCGCTGACTTTAAGGTCGGTCCCTACTACATTGAGTTCTTTGGTCTTCCGAAGCTACCTGAGTACGCGGACAGGATGAAGTTAAAAAGAAGTCTGTGCTTACGTCGCGGATACTTGCTGATTGAGCTTTTCAGTGAGGACTTAACTAACCTGGATGTAAAGCTCGGATTTCTAAAATCGAAAGGGGTTGATTATTCTGACGTTGCCTAACATCGCACTTACTGGCAAGCTTCGCGCAGGAAAGTCATTAGTCGGCGATTACCTCGCGTCCAAATACGGATATACGCAGTTCGCGTTCGGCGACGAATTGAAACGCGATTTTCACCGCCGCTATCCGGAGATCCCACGCGATCCTAAACCGCGCGCCGGCTACCAGTTTCACGGACAGTTTATGCGCGAACACGTTGACGCGGACGTCTGGATACGCAAGTGTCTTGCGGAGGTTCAGCGCGCTTACTACGCAAACCTCGATTTCCGCGCGGTAATCTCCGACGTTCGCCAGTTAAACGAGGCTGACGCGCTAGCCGCCCGTTCATACGTCCTTATCCGCGTAACTGCACCGGACGGCCTACGCATCGAGCGCGCCGTCAACTCGGGCGACACGTTCAATTACGCTGACCTCGCGCACGGAACGGAAACGGCACTCGACGGCTATGCTGCGGATTTTACAGTAGTGAATGACGGGACGCTCGACGCTCTCTACGCGCAGATTGACGAGATTATCGCGGGGCTGACACTAAAGGAGGCGGCGTGATGTCGACGGATGAAGTGGGCGGAGCTTACCGCGCAGGTTACGAAGCCGGTTATATGTACGGACGCATTGACGCGATTAGTGCGGTCCCTTATGACGATCGGACTCCGCTGGCGAAACGTGAGGAGGCGCAGGATGACGATAAGCAATCACGTTAAGAATCCGCAAGACGGGCGCTACTCATCGCGCTACCTATCTCGTAAGCGCGTTGTTAATTGGGACGAAGCCGCTTATACGGTACCAACGAGCGCACGGGACGCGTCGCTTCATCCCGGAAAATTGAGCGAAGAGGAGACGATATCCATACGCAACTATAACGTAACACCGCAATTACCTGCGAATGGCTTAACGGTAGCTGAGTTATTCTGCGGCGGCGGACTAATGGCGGTCGGATTACAAGCGGCAGGCTACGATATCACCTTCGCGAACGACTTCGATAAGCGTGCGGCAGAAGCGTACGCCTACAACATCGGCGATCACGTAATCTGCGGAGATATTACGTCTGACTTAATACAGGCGCAAATACCCGACGCAGACATTATCGCAGGCGGACCGCCGTGCCAAGACTACAGCGTTGCCGGTTCGGGTGCAGGCGAAGAGGGAGAGCGCGGTAAACTCGTATGGACGTACCTGCGTATCATCGCGGACAAGCAGCCGAAAGCCTTCGTATTCGAAAACGTAAAGGGTCTCCTTACGAAGAAGCACCGCCCGACATTCGACGCTTTATTAGCGCAGTTTGACGAGATCGGCTACGCGGTTACCTGGCGCGTAATCAACGCGTGGAATTATGGCGTAGCTCAGAAAAGAGAGCGCGTGTTCATCGTAGGTGTGCGGAAGGACTTGGCGTTTACGTTTGAATTTCCGTCGCCATACGTATGGGATTATCGGACGCAGGTATTGCGCGATGTAATCGGTGATTTGCCGGAGCCCGCCGAGCAGGATTGCGGACGTTTTTGGACTCCGGGGCGTGAGTATTCGTACGATCAAGCTAACCGCGTTCAAACGATGGATGCTCCGTGTAATACGATACCAGCGCACCACAACAGCGGTCAGCCGATTCATCCGCTACATGGGCCCCGCCGTTTCACCGTCCGCGAGTGCCTCCGCATCCAATCAGCCCCCGATTCGTACGTACTGCCAGACACAATCTCGCTGTCCGCGCAATATCGTATTGTCGGTAACGGAGTCGCATCGCGCGTCTCCTACCTAATCGGAGTCGCGCTGGCGGAGCAACTTAACGTTGTCTTAGCGCAAGACTTACGGGAGGCTGCGTAATATGTGGACGCCGATAGACGAACGCTTTCAGCCTCCGACTGAACCGCGCGTATCCGCTAACTGTACGTACTGCGGCGGTGAGATTTACGTAGGCGATGAGCTTATACGGTATATGAACGGAGACGCCACGCACGAAGGCGATTGTGAGAACGGATATGTGGCGGAGGAACTCGGAATAATGCGGACGATTGCGGAGTAGTATTCGCAAGTTTCAACGTTAGAATATTTCACAATAGCGGAGGTTACTACGTGCGGCATCGTTCATATAGCGTAGGGCTTCCGTATAAAAGGGGCGGTAAAAATAGCAGTTAAAGAGGATTGGGTAGAGATTACCATAACTTCCCGAACGGTAGGATACTATGAGTCACTCGGATATCGAATACCGAGAAGAGAAACGCGAAGTGGTTACACCTTTAAGATGGGGCAAAAGTTAAACGTTAAGACGGAACACTTGAATAGAGGGAGTCACACTGAGGTGGTCAAAGTATGTGACTTTTGCGGAAAAGAGACGCCGAGAATAAAGTTCAAAGACATCATCAAGGCCCGGATAGATGGCGCGGATATATGTAAAGCATGTAGCACCTCACACAAGATGAAAAAAGTAGCAATTGCACGTGCCGCAGCGGGCAACAACCTAGTGGAGTTATTTCCTGCTATGGCGGCGGATTGGGATCATGGTAATAATAGCGGAGTTCTACCGAGTGAGGTGACTCCCGGCAGCCACTTTAGGGCCTCTTGGATAGGGGCAGTATGTGGGCACCGATGGGAAACGACTGTATATTCGCGCACAGCAGGAACGGGTTGTCCTATTTGTAGGGTTTCCAAGGGAGAGCAGGCCATTCAGCGCCAATTGGAGAAGTTTGGCTTAGTCTATGAAGCTCAAAAGTCTTTTGATGGGCTTGTTGGAGTTAAGGGAAACTCTTTGTTATTTGACTTTGCTGTACTGCACGAAGGTGAAATTGCCTGTCTCATTGAGTACGACGGAGAGCAGCATTTTCGTCCGGTAAACTTTAGCGGGGAAAACATGGTACTAGCACACGAGCGGTTTGGTTGGCTAAAAGAGCACGACCGTAAGAAAGATGAATGGTGTGCACAGGCTGGAATTCCCTTAATTCGCATCTGTTACTGGGATTTTGACTGGATACCTGTGGTTTTATACGGAGTGGCTATTAATCTGATTAATAAAGGGGCGGCTTAAATGGGAGCGATTAAGGTTGATACTGAGAAAGACAGCAGGGCTTACGCGGTTAAGTACACCTTGAGCGATAGTGTTGGCGTAAAGAAGTTACTTAGAGATCGACATTATATCGGTGAGGCGCGCTTTCAAGGTAACACTTCCGCATCGGACGTCCTTGTTGACCTAAATTCCGCGATCAGCTCGGCCGGCTTAACGGAGCGCCAGGCGGAATCCGTCGCGTGGGTTTATGGCGTTGACCTTACGCAAGCAGACGCGGCTAAAGCGATGGGGATTTCGCAGCCGACCGTTAAGCAATCCGTAGACGAGGCGGCGGAGAAGATCGCGGCGGTTTATCGGAAATGGGAATACGGGGAGATTACGGTTGGCTACGTACTAGACGAAGACGAAACGGAGGCGGCGTAATTTGACGAGTAAACCAGATGTAACGTATCGCGAGGCACTTTCGGAAGCAGTGCTGGAGATGGAGACGCAAATGAAGGCGCTATTCAAGGCGGACTACTCCGCACATATTCCATATAAAACGTACAATTTACGCGACCGCACGCAGCGCCAGGCGGCTGTGGCCGAAGTCGCAGACACGTACACCATCGCGCATAACGAGTTTAATGCAGAGATACAGCGGCGCTATTTCGAACGGGGCGGTTCTGGTGAAGGCCCCGCGTTAGTTCCCGCTGACGCTACGCTACTCGTCCGTTTGGCTAACATCGTACTTTATGACGAGCTAACGGATGATCATCCAGATAAAGTGACGCGCACCGAGTACCCATTCTTCTCCGAATCGCAACTTGAGCGCCGCCATGATAAGGAGGTTTCATTGTGGGTAGCGGAGGCTATTGGCACTGACGGACGCGACTACCGACCGAAAAAGAAACGTATGCGGTCAAAATGGGAGCATGAGTATGTTGACCGAAACGCAAAAATACGCAATAAAGCGAGAGCTACGCAGTATGTGCGGGATATAACAACGGTCACGACTGCTAAGTACAATCTCGCGGACACAAATGGGGAGCTTACAGAGTCGTTCGTAGATTGCATCGGTATTGGAGCGCGGTGGCTGGAGGATATGAGTGTGGTTAATGAGCTCGTAATAGAACCCGCGGAGGAATCTGCGGAGATTTACGTAAGGGAGGTGGCTTAATGGGCAAAGCATCACGCGCTAGATGGGACGGCAATGTACGCTCAATGGCGATAGTTGCTAAGCCCCGCGCCGACATTACGGAGGAGGACGTTCAGTTTCTCCGCGATAACTACACGTCAACCGGCGGGTTATTACCTAACGCATACGCTGGCGGGGCGTTCTATACTCCGCCTCACGTAGCGCGGTTTATAACGGAAGCATTGCGGGGCTTGTGCGGAGGTTCATTTATGCCTGGCTCCCGTTTCCTTGAACCGAGCGCGGGCAGCGGCGTGTTTATCGAACATTTACCGCAAGACGCGGAAATTACTGCGCTAGAACTCGATGAGACGTCAGCTAAAGTAACGTCGCTTATCTATCCGCAGGCTAACGTTATCCGGGGAGACGCGTTCCTACACAGTCGCCGCGAGTACTACGATTATGTTATCGGGAATCCTCCGTATGGCGTTAGTATCGACGTAGCTGCAGTGGATTTACCTGACGCGTTTGAGACGTTGAAAGTGGCGAAAGGACGCGCGAAGGGTAAGTCGGAATCGGCGTTTATTGAGCTCGCGATTAAAGCGGTCAAGCCCGGCGGTTACATTGCGTTTGTGCTGCCGCTGGGACTCGCGTTTGCTAACTATGCGGAGACGATCCGCAAGTTACTGTATCAAACGTGCTGGCATATAGCTACGATCGTACTCCCTGGCGAAACATTTGCGCTAACAGGTACGACAATTGAGACGCAGATACTCATCGTACGTAAAGCGCCGCCAGGAACGCCGCTGATTCCTTCCGCAGAAACACGCTGGGGATCGAACTTTAGGCGTGGCGGTTACGATGACATAACGGAGTTTGGCGCTAAGTTCATCGCGGGCCAGCAGCCGGCCTACTTCGCGAAGATAACGGACATTGGCTACGATAAAGACGGTCGCTCAACGGATAGATGGGGCGGCGGATTAACGCAGCTAGACGAGTTGCTATCGGACTTTACTGACGATTACTTGATGCGCTCGAACCTATACCCGCACATTCCATCGTGGCATAGCGTTAAAGACGTCAGCGCGTTTATGTTCACGCACGCTAACGATACTTGCGACGGTTATCGAGACGCTAAGGGCACGTATGCCGACGGACCATACCGCTGGAACGAGTTGACACTCGGCGCCGGCAAGGAAATAGCATGGGAGGGTGAGGAGGTTAGTTCGTTCGACTTCGGCTGGCAGGACCGGATTGTTGACGCTTATTATGCGTATGTAACCGCCGATCCTGCGCCTCTTCCGTTAGCAGCTTAATCGCACCTAGCTCGCATATTTAAACGTACAGGCTGCGCGCATATAATACTCGCCGCGCACCTTAACGGAGAGGTCCGTAATTTCCTCGATAACTCCGCTGCCCGTTAATTCGTTATCTACGAATATGACGATCGGTGCGCGTTCGAGTTGCGCGGTATAAAAGTGAACGTTCGAGGTTAGCGTCTTCATAAAGCGATTCATGTGCGTAGTCCTTTCGTGAGTTAATACGGATAATATTCGACAAAATAGCGCCGTTTCCTTCCGGGGAGGTGGCGTTTTTATGCGCGGGAAAGTTACAAAAGTAACGTGCAGATACCTATAATACGTGCGGTTAGCTGTACATATGTTACAACCGGAGGTTTAAGGGGCGTTTGGAATGCGAATGTTGCGGGTATACTCCGCACGTCCTTACGCTTTACATACGAATAGGAGGCGTTGTACATGGCCGGAAACATTGGCGAAATGAACGTTAATATCGCGGAAACGATCCGCGGACTTAAGGCAATCCAGCGCGAGGCGAAGAAAGCTACGCAGGCGTTGCGGGATTTAGAGAGCACGGAAACTGGCGGAGTATTTAAAACTAACGATCGACTTACGTGGGAAGGCGCCAAACATCGCGTAATCATTGCGGATGCAGAAACGGCGATACTAGCGCCCGTCATCGGATATACTGACGAGCTAGGCTACGTTAAGTCTACGAAATATGCCGATATGTTCGCGGTCAGTAATCAGCCGGAGTTATACGGTTCGATTGCGGATGAGGTGGTGCGGATATGAGCGATTTGACATACGGAGAGGGCTGCGTCCATATCTGGTTGGAGGCGGGTAAATCACTCTACCACAAAGGTAAACATTACGGGATTGACCTAATGCCTGAAATAATCGCAATTGAAAATGGTGCGCTGGAGTATATATGTGGGTCCAACTTCAAACAACGAGATATAATCCTCGCGTTCTATGAAGATTTGATCCCATTCGAGACTGCGTTTGAATTATTAAAAGTTTGGGACGAAGACATAGAGGAAGAGTACCGGAAGGAGTTGGGGAATTGGCCGAATATAAGCGCTTAGTTGATCCGGAAACAGGCGAGTCACACGATAGGGCTCTCATATTAGAAGACGGTGATCGCGTGACTAGCGCTGCCCAACGCCAAGAATACCGGCGCATTCAATTGCAAAAAGTCGGTCGCGGTCCCGAATTTACGATAACGCAAATGAGCAACATTGACGAGGTAATCGAGAAGGTATCCGATAAACACTGCGGATACCTTCTTTATTTACAGTGCTTCGTCAACTATAGCGCAATCCTTGAGAATCCGAATAAGACCGCTATGAGTCGTGAGGACATTATGCGGACGCTGCGAATCGGACGGACAACCGCCCATCACTTTCTTAAGGAGATGACGGAGGCCGGCGTAATTACCGAAGAGGCGGACACTTACCGGCTAAATCCGCGCTATCACTTCCAGGGGAAATCGGATAACACGGCGGTCATCAAGACGTTCGTTGCGAAGGTAAAGGCGCTGTATTCGGAGGTTAATGCGAAGGATCTCGGGTTCGTGTATAAGCTGCTGCGCCACGTTCATCTCGAAACGAATACAATATGCGCGAATCCTTACGAACGGGACGTAGAGAATACGTTACCGCTTACGAAAGAGGATATCGCTAGGCTGACGGGCGTGACCGAAAAGTCCGTTTATACAAAGCTGCGTAATCTGCGCTTTGGCGATCAATACGTATTCGCGGAAGTGATATACGGGAACGCGCGCTACTACAAGATCAATCCGTTCATTTTCTACCGCAAGAACGGACAGCCGGACGCGACTCTGCGCGAGATGTTTTCCATCCGGAATAACTTCGCGAAGAGGTCAGCGTAAATCTATCGGTAAAAACGCGAACAAATACGACCATCTATCGGTAAAAACGCGAACACGTAAAAAGTGGCTTGCGCCTTAGAGCCGCGTGGGTTTGCGCCGTTTGAGGGGTCAAATTACTTCTTAGTCTTTAGACAACCGGACTGACGTCCGACACTGCGGCGAAAACCTTGCCTTGTGTAACTAGTATCTAACCTCGCCGATCTTTAATAAAAGCTTGAGCGCAGTTAAATAACATGTTCCGAAGACGCGACAGCGGCAAGGTGTGAAGCCCGCTTTTGGCTGAACAGGCACTATGCTGAAACCTTTGTCTGATAGATACATGAAGCTTAATCGAAGAAGTATCTCATGTAGACAACACAAAGAATAGCGCGGATGTTAAAGCGCTAGTAATCGCAAAGCGAACGCTAAGTGAGCGGAGGGATAGCGTAATGTTAATCGTATTCATATGCGCATGGATAGCGCTAGGTATCGGAGGAATTACGCATCATATCTGCGTGTATAAGCGTGATATACAGCCGTTTACTATAACGTTCATTATCGTATGTCCTCCGTTATATTGGGCGCTGATATATGCGTTTAGGAACGGATTTGGCGGATGGGTATGAAACGGAGGGATAACGCTATGTGGTACGTTAAACAGTTATTACCGCTAAAGTACGATACGACATACGTGGAGGACGGATTAGTGTACGTATGTAAATGGCGTATGTGGTTCGGAGTCAGCTTCGCTATCAAGCGTGGTTGTATCGGACAGGTTATGGACGGATGGGCTAACGCTTATTTATAACGTAACAGACAGCGTTGTTCTTACGCTCTGCCCGAGCGTAGGAGCAGCGTTTATAGTACTTAAATATAAGCGTTAGGGTAGCGTAGAAGAACGCTAATTAAACGGAAGGGAGACGGTAATATTGGCGAAGACATTAACGCCTGAACAGTATATCGCGATCGAGTGGTTATCTATACCGGGTAAAGGCGGTAAGACGTACGAAGAGATAGCGGACATATGTGGCGTACACTTTAATACGCTGGGTAATTGGCGTAAGGATAAGGCGTTCGATGCGGAGCTTAAGCGTGCGATTGTACGGAACAATAGCGCTAAGCTACCGGAAGTAGTCGAGTCTATGGCGGATTGGGCTATACGGGAGGGTAACGCAGCAGCAGCGAAGTTAGTCCTGCAGATTAACGGAATGCTTACGGATAAACTCGAAGTGGAGACGAAGCTTGATAGCGGAACAGACGTAGCCGCGTTGACAGCACGGATCAAGGCGTTGCAGGTGCGTAAGGGCGATGAGGATGGCGCGGACTCACAAGGATAGCGTGTGGTGTGCGCATATAATGAAGGAACGCGATGGATGACGGTGTGATTGCGTGTGAACTGCGACTATTTAGTCTGCACGGGTCGCCTGACGCGCACCCTCCGGAAACTTTCGGACTTCACCGTAGTACAGCGAATTTAACGTTGCATAAGCGTTGTATAATCGGAGGGATTAGCGCTGAACTAACGCTGCATAAACTGGAAACGGAATACTACGTTAAATGGCGTTAAGCCTCGTGGTTACAGCGTTCTTACTGCGCGGGTACTGGTAAATGTATATACGTTGCATACGGGGCGTTTATGCACTGTGTACGAACCGCGTAGTGGTGCGGGTTGGCGGCGTTGACATCTGCATCATATACGTATTTTGTGCACATGTCTTGCATAAACGTTGCATAATTAAATCTATTTTATTTACTTCAACGCTTTAGTGCTGTAAAGCCCCAACGCCCCAAAGCAATAAAGTGAATTCTGGTGCTACAGATTTCCGCGTATCAAAAATAACGTTTGACTTTCGGAGGTGGATGCGTTGGAGGAACTACGTCAGATCGCGCTCGACTTATTGGAATCGTATCACAGCGCAGAGGAGTCCGCCATTCACGAATATATAACGCACGACGTCCGCGGAAAACTGGCGGATCTCGAGCGTGAGGTTTCGGAACTGCGCGATCATATCGTCAACATCACGTAATTTCACCGTTAAATCACCGTCGAATTAGCGCGCCTACCTCTTTCCGAGTATAAGCGGAAGGGTCACGTAGTTCAAGCGCTAATTCAACGGTAAAATCACGGAAGAACTCAAGGCGCGGCTTTTCGTGCCTACGCGGAAGGGAGGCGATATCTATCGCATGGATTGACGGCAAGTGGAACGGACGAGACGCACGCAACACGGTAATCAGCGGTATTAACGGACTCATTGATTCGTTGGCTGGCGTAGATATCGCGTCTCTTTCGGAAGAAGATCAGCGTTTAATCGACGAACAGGTTGCGGAGCTTGAGCGGTTAGAGCGTATTAACCGTTGCGAACGTAATCTACTCGAATTTTCATTAGAGTATTTCTCGGAAGCGCGCAATCCCGGCAATGACGGTAACTGGGACGGATTCGATATCGCAGATATATCGGAAGCGCCTGAATTTCACCGGGAAATCGCCGAGATAATCGACGACATATCTAACGTTAACCTTAACGATAAGGTAGCGGTCGCAGCGCCCCGTTCACACGCGAAATCAACGTATTTATCGAAGGCGGAACCCTTACGCGAGATCGTTTACCGCAAACGTAAATACGAAATCATCATATCGGAGACGCCGGCAGTATCCAGCGCTAACCTCGATTGGATCGCGGCACAGTTAAAGAGTAATGCGAAGCTGCGGGCGGACTTTGGACCGTTATTATCACCGAAGCAGCAAGAAAATCCGAAGGATAACAGCTCGGAGTTTATCGCATGGGAACCGCGCGAAGACGGAACAAAGAAACTACTCACGAAAGTCGAAGCGGCATCAACGGGACAGGCGCTACGTGGACGAAACTGGAACGGTGTTCGTCCGGATTTAATTATCTGCGATGATCTCGAAGACATTAAATCTAACGCTGCAACTCCGGAACTCCGGCGCAAACTCAAGGACTGGTTCGCGCAGACGGTCGTACCACTCGGTGATCCGCGCGGAAAGAAGACGGCGTTCATATACATGGGAACAACGGTTCATCACGAAGCATTGCTCGTTGACGTGCTATATAATCGTTCGGACTTTAAGAGCCGCGTATATCGAGCAATTAAGACGTGGCCTGAGCGTATGGACTTATGGGAAGCGTGCCGACTCGTATATAAAGATCCGGACCTACCGAAGGAACAGCGCGTCAAGGAGGCACAAGCATTATACGAATTGAATCGCGCCGAAATGGATCGCGGAGCCGTCGTATTATGGCCGGAAGCGCAGCCGATATGGACTCTCATGACGTGGAAATGGAATAACGGTAGTAAGGCGTTTAATACGGAGTATATGAATAACCCGGTTGACGAAGAGTCGATGATATTTAATCCGGAAGCATTTGCTTATTGGGATGGCGGCGCACTTAAAGACGTCCTCACGCAATATCCGCGCCCGCCAGACTTGTTCGATATTTATATGGGCGTTGACTTCGCGATGGGCAAAACACGCGGAGACTATAGCGCTATTGTCGTAATAGCACGCGATAAACAGACGGGAACAAAATACGTTATTGACGCGTTCGGTGAACGGATAAAGCCGGACGCTTTTTTGCGTGTAATCGTCGAGAAAGCATTGCGATACCAACCGAACGCGATCGCAGCAGAAGCGCAGGCAGCGCAGGAGTTTTTTGTTATGCAGCTAAAAACAGCGCTAAAAGCCGAAGGATATCCAGCGCAAACACGCGTCAAGGAAATACACCAACGTTCGCGGAAGGGTTTGCGTATTGAGGCGCTTATGCCGGCGGTTGAGAGCGGCGAAATTCAATTTTCACGAAGGCACGCGTTATTACTCGAACAATTCGAAATGTATCCGTCCGGTACTCACGATGACTTACCGGATGCGCTCGAAATGGCCGTAAGTATTGCGAAGACGGGACGAAAGAAAGCACGCAATAAACCAAAATGGATGTAACCGTAAAGGAGGCGATAATTTGACGGAGTTTTATACGTATAGCGAAACGAAGCTTTTTTATACTGGCGCTCAATATCCGCCCGCAGCCGATATCGAACGTTTGGCAAAATACGAACGCGGACGCGCAATCTTCCAAGGTCGACACGCTGAGATATATGAACGCGCCTCATCCATACTCGCAGATACGCCCCAAGCACCGCAACTTAAGACCCTTTTTATTGCGGTTAACATTATGGACGTATTACTAACGAAGCCGGCGGATTTAATGGTCGGCGACCCACCTACCTACGATAGTGGCAAAGGACCGGATTCTCGCGAGCAGACGCGCCTTGATTCCGTTGTTCAAGAGAATGACCTCACGCAGATGATGCACGAAATAGTAATCGGAGGCGGATATCGAGGCGACTCGTTTATCAAAACGCGCATTGATTCACGTGATGACTTTACAGAAACGCTACAGCTCGGATTGAAGCCTCCGGAAGCCGTAAAGGAGCCGATAATTGAGCCAGTCGATCCGTCGATTGTGTTTCCGGAATTATCGCGCGGTTCGAAGAAACGATTCAAAGCGGTTAATATCGCTTGGGTCGAATGGGAAGTCGAACGGTCTAGCGGATTTATGGCGCTATTGGCGGGAATGCCAACGTCAGAAGAACCGTATCTCAATGTTGAACGTCATATTCCTGGATACATCATATATGAGCGGTATAAGCTGACGTCGAGCGGAGTCAATACGTACTACGACGTACCCGTTCCAATTTATATGATCGGTGAGCAAGTCGGAAAAACGCGTATTGAACCGACCGGTCAGACTTATATGCTTGTCGAGCATATTCCGAACAAGACAACGGATGATGATTGGCGTGGGATCAGCTCAGTCGAAAAGTTAGAAAGTGTATTGAGTGCGATTAATGATCGTCTGGTGCAGATCGATTATATACTTTGGAAACATAGCGATCCTACCGCGTATGGTCCTGAGATTGACGACAGTGAAGACGGGAATGTACGCTTCGGCAGCCGGTATATACCTCTTGATCAGACCGATGCAACTCCCGGCTATATGACGTGGAACTCGCAGCTTGAGGGCGCATTTAAGGAGCTTGATGTATTGCTTGGCCTCGTATTCCAAATGAGTGAAACGCCGCAGTGGTTATTTGGTACTACGCTGGCGGCGGACAAGGGTGGAACGGGAACATCACATACGGACGCCGGCGCAATCAAAGCGCGATTCATGCCGATTTTATCGAAGGTCAAACGTATTCGTTCGCATATTGATCGCGCTTTTAGGAATGCGCTATGGAAGGCGTTGGCCCTTGAAAACTACGCGTATAAGGGTGTTCAAGGTTACGCAGAAATCGAAGAAATTTATCCGACGATTAACTGGCGCGATGGAATCCCACGTGACGAAAAAGAAGCAGCAGAAGTAGCGCAGATTCGTACGGGAGGCAAGGCGACATGGTCGGTACTTGACGCGATTAAAGATCAAGACGGTGTAGACGACGCATCAGCGGAAGAAACCATTCGCAGAATTGACGCGGACGAAGAACGGACGCTCGGAACGGTCGAGTCAACGGTGTTTAACAAATGACGCCTCTAACCCCGGAGCCAACGTACGATTATAGCGTCAACCTTCTCGTCCGCGCATATAAAAACGCACTATTGGCGATATCCGCCGAACTTTCACGCTTAGATTTATCCGCAATGTCCCGCGCTAATTCGAAAGCCGCCCTCGCCGAGGTTGCGGCTATTTTGCGTGGGCTGAATACGGAATCGGCGGCGTGGGTTGACCGCTATATACCTCTAGCTGCTACGGATGGCGTTGCGCTCGCTATCGTCCAACTCAGCGCTGCGGAAACGTTAGAAGAGGCGCAGAAGATCGTTAAGTTTAACCGGATCAATCGCGAGTTTGTTGCGTCAGCCGTTGCGGATACTCAGGCGGATTTACTTGCGGTAACAAATAACGTAAGCCGCCGCGTTAAGCAAGTCGTCCGCCAGGTAACCGCCGATTCGATGCGCGCAAATCTGACGCGCGGCATTAACGGTAATCGCACGCTTAACGCCGATATTTTGCAGCGCATGAAAAGCACGCTAGGCAGCGCGGTTGATACCGGAATTATCGACGCGGCAGGACGGCGCTGGCGACCGGAAACCTACGTCGAGATGCTAACGCGTACGAAGATGGGCTCGACACAGCGCGAGTCTACGATAAATGAGGCGGTTGGTCGCGGTGCTTATTACGGAGTGATATCGAAGCATAACGCGATAGATAAATGCCGCCAATACGAAGGAATGATCGTTAAACTTACGCCGGATGCGCCAGGTAATTACCGTTATATAGGCGACTTACCACGTAACGAGATTTTTCATCCGTGTTGTAAACACGTAGTAACAGCGATACGTGATCCGAAACTATTGGAGCAATAAGGCTCCGCGTCCCAAACGTATAAGACGCGATAAACTGGACGGCCAGACATACTAGTGCCGACGGGCCTTGTACGGGAGGTATTACGATGGAAAACGAAATTAAATGCTCACGGTATCCGTTGAATCTGCAGTTATTTGCGGAAGGCGACGCTGATCCCGATCCGAACCCAGCGCCAGACCCAACGCCCGATAAGACGTTCACACAGGCGGAGCTAGACCGCATTGTTGCCGACCGTCTCGCACGTGACCGTAAGGGACGCGAAGATTACGACGATATCAAAACGAAACTGACCACGCTTGAAAAAGCGGAAGAAGACCGCGCTAAAGCAGAAATGACTGCAACCGAGCGGTTAGAAGCTGAGAAAGCCGACGCGCTTAAACGAGCACAGGAGGCAGAGGAACGAAATACGTCCGTTTTGACAGCTGCAAATAAACGCTTGATCAACGCTGAATTTAAGACCGCAGCACGCGACGCGAATATTCCGGCGGACCGATTGGCTGCCGCGTTGAAACTAGCGGATACCGACGCTGTTACCGTCGATGATGATGGAAATGTTAACGGATTGGCTGACGTAATTACAACGCTCATTGCAGAACATCCGTATCTGGCGGAAGCAGCGCAGCCGAAAACCGTAGGAAGTCCGTCGGGTGGCGGAGATCCCGCGATTAAGACGAAGGATCAGCGATTGGCAGAAGCGAAGGCGATGGCGGAGAAGAATCCGACACCGCAGGCGATCGCAGCCTACACGAAGATAAAACGTGAGTTATCGAGTTAAGCAGAGGCGACCCATTGGGCCGTCTTTTTATTTTGCACATCCACTTTATCGCTTGAACGCATTAAACAAAACTTATAAACGGGGGAATTTAAACCATGACTAAAATTTTTAACGCTGACATTATCGGTAAGCCGGAATCGGTAACAGAACAGATTTTGATGCTCAATCCATACCAAACGCCAATGCTCGCAATGTTGGGATTTGCGTCCCCAGTAAGCCAGGTAGAGCACATCTGGTTTGAAGATTCGATGTTTGCGACCGAATCGACCGTAACCGCCGACGCGCTGATTGGAGCTACCGCCGTCGTTGTTGCATCCGTTGAGCCATTTCGCGTTGGCGACGTCGTTAAGATCGGCGAAGAACTGCTAAAAGTGTCCTCAATTAATACTGGTACTAAAACGTTGACCGTAGCGCGGGGATACGCAGGTACTACCGCCGCAGCCGTAACGACCGGCGCAGTTGTTGAGTTCCAGTTTACGGAAGGCGTAGAAGGTGCTGACGCGATCGCAGCTCGGTACAAAAAGCGCGAGCGTAAATCTAACATCTCGCAAATCTTCACTGACACCGTTGAGATTACGGGTACAGCGGCTGCTGTTGCAAACTATGGCATCTCTGACCTGTATACGTACGAACAGTCAAAGAAGCAGCTCGAACTTGCGCTTCAATTGGAAAAGGCGCTGATTAACGGTATCAAATACGAAAACGGATCAACGCGCCAGATGGCTGGTGCTCGCAGTTTGATCACGACTAATGTCAAGGATGCAGCAAACGCGGCCCTGACGTTGAACATGATTAACGACTCGCTGCAAGCTATCTATGAAAAAGGCGGATTCGCGTCTGGAGGCAACTACGAGATTATCGTACCGGCTAAACAAAAGCGCGTAGTTTCCGGATTCGGCGCAGACCTGGTTCGCGTTGATCAAGCGGATAATCGTCGTGGTACCGTTGTATCCCGTCTGACTACTGACTTCGGCGAGTTCCCAGTTTCTATTAACGATAACCTAACCGCAAACGAGGCACTGATCCTAGATAAGAACCGCGCACAAATTAAACCGCTGAATGGTCGCGAGTTTCAACACGAATACCTCGGCAAGAAAGGCGATTACTATCAAGGTATGCTCGTAGGAGAATACACCTTCGAATTGCATCAAGAAGCCGCACACGCTCGCATTAAAGGCTTGGCGTAAGCCTAGTCGTAAATACAACGGAGCCTGCTCGCGCGGGCTCTTATTTATAACGGAGGTTAACGATGGCAAAGTATACGTCAAAGTACGCGGAGCTCTCGTTTTATGTTGACGGAACTGAGCGGAAGTTCAGCGCAGGTCAATACGAAGCGACGACGCAAGAAGAGATCGCGGTACTCGACCGTTTGGTTGACGCGGTTAAGACGGATGAAGAAGTACCGGAGGAACCCGTTAAGCCAGCGCCTAAGCCGCGAAAGGCTGCGAATACCTCCGCAAAATAACGGGAGGTGGGCGTATGGTTTCGGTAGAAGACGCAACAACGTATATCAACGTGAACTGTATTAGTATTGACGATTGGACGGACGCAGACGACGCCAAAAAACTACGGATAGTTAACGTGGCAGGACGGACGCTGACGAACAAATACGCTCAATATACGATACCAGACGCGGCTGTATACGAATATGCGAATGAACTCGCGATCGCGTTTAACGATACGAACGCGCTGCAGCAACAAGGCGTAGCGAGCTTCGGATTAACGGGCGTCGCGAATTTTACGTTTAAGGATTGGGCGAAAACGGGCCTCGACGCATGGATACCGGACATCGCGCTCGAACTTATTAGCGCAGAGAATGGCGGCGTTAAACTCGGACGTAAGACCGCGAAGTGGGTGACGATGTAATGGCGCTCATACCGCTGAGGCAAACGGTCACAATTACGCCGTTTACCGGATATGGTCCGGATTATAACGAGCCGGAATACGGTACTCCTTACACGCAGAAATGTCGCTTTAGCGAGGCGGCAAAACTTGTACGCAATCAACACGGCGCGGAAGTCGTGAGCGTCGGCACGTTTTACTTCGATAAGCTCGCGGACATATCGCTCGACGACCGCCTTACGTACACCAACGAACTATTAGCGGAGACAACGTACACGCCAATCGCAATCAGCGTAAAACGGGCGCTCAACGGGAAGCCGCTAATAACGGAGGTGGACGTATAATGGCGCTTTTAACAGTCGCAGATATTAACGCAACCATCCGCTTAATCGTTCCGGGGGTTACCGTAGTCGGCAACGATTTTACAACGGCTAATCCGGACGATTGCGCTTATACGCGGATAACGGGCGGACCACCACCGAGCGAATGGTCATCCGTTGCTTATCCGTCATTTCAAGTCGTGATTCGCGCGAAGTCATCCGCAACGGCTGAAACGAAGGCTAACGCTATATTCGAAGCTCTGCACGGTAAGGCGGAATTTATGATCGGGACTACACGCGTCGTTAAGTGCTTGGCGGATCAGTCAGCGCCTTGGTATCTCGGACCTGACGCGAATAGCCGAGCGCTATATTCTGTGAATTTTACGCTAACAACATCGTTATAAACGTGGGGCTGTCCGTTATCGGGCGGCTCTTTTTGTTGTGCTACACAGTACACAAATATAAATATAAGGGGACATGTGAGAATGTCACAAAACTTTAGCAAGATTGAGGTAGGCCCGGCGATAGTCGAATACGGCACAGGACTAACGGCGGTCAAATTCGAAACGACCATCGGCGGCGTCGTCTTCACAACGGAGACTACTTATCGCGAACAGAAGACGGACCAAACCGGTGAGACCATCGTCGGTAAGCGCGTAACCGGACGTAATGTAAGCGTGACGGTACCGTTCGGCGAGTATGATCTGCCAACTATTCCGAAGATTATGGCGGGCGCGGAAGTTGTAACAGGCGCAGGTGGTTCGAAGGTTGTTGTTAAGACTGGCGTAGGCCTTAACTTGATTGACACCGCAAAGCAAGCCGTCATTAAGCCATTGGCGAAACTGACTGATCCGGACTTTTGGATTACGATTCCGCTGGCGTACAGCGAGACGGATTTATCTTATTCGTTCAACAACGAAAATGAGCGCATCACAAACGTAACACTCCGGTCAACTCCGGATGAAGACGGAGTTATTGCGATTCTCGGTGACGAAACAATCACTGCAACACCGTAAATATCACGTTGAAAGGGGCGCTTAATTGCGCCTCTATTTCTTTATAAGGAGCGAATATAATGCAGATTTTTAAGCGTTCAGATAAAGCGGAAGTACCCGCGCCAGAAGTTCCGGTAATTGACCCCAACGTAATCCAGCTCGGAGACAGAACGGTAAAGGTGCGGAAGGTTCCGGTCGGTCAATGGCGCGAATTATTTGCCGCTGTTAATATGCTGCCGGAATTGATTATGGGCGTTATGTCAGCGCCAGCCGAAAACCGCGCAGCATACTTATTCGCGTTTATCGAGCACGCGCTAAATGACGTCGTTCAAGTGGTCAGCGTATTGACCGGATTTGAACCGGAGTGGATCGAGGCAAACGTCGCGCCTGACGAATTGATGGCGTATTTTACAGCCGTTGCACGCGTTAACAATTTCGGCGGTCTCTTAAAAAACGTGCAAGGCGCTCTGCAACTAGCGAACCTGCAAACGGGAACAGCGGAAGCGAGCGCCGAGTAACGATAGATGAGTTTTTCATAGACGCAGCCGTTCGCCTCGGTAAAACGCAAGTTGAGTTCGAGCGCGGTTATTACGTTATGGACTTACTTGACGTATTGGATGCGGTTAAGCGGCACAAGGCTGGCGAAATGTTGGACGCGCTAAACGTTAACGTAAATGCTCACTCGACTGACGTAGAAGGCTTCCGCAAGTTTACGACGGGATTACAGCGTGAAGCCGGATTCGCGACGCAGAGCAAGCCGAAGTTTGACGAAGCCGGATTTAAACTATTACGCGATCAGATGAGCGCGGGGAGGGTGTGACGGACGGATGGATTTTCGGATGGAAACGGCGGCGCTACGTCAGTTTTTAGAGCGTCAGAAAACGCGAGTACTCGACGGGGCGACCGTCGGATTACATGACGCTACCGACCACCTACTCGCGGCATCACGTAATGAGGCTCCGTTAGATACTGGCACATTGCGGATGACAGCCGGCAAGGAAGTCGTAAATAGGGACGGTCGGATATACGGTGAGGTATTTTACTCCGCAACGGAAACGGGTTCCTCTGGTGCGCGCTTTAATTATGCGCTACGTGTACACGAGATGGGCGAGTATAAGAATCCGACAACGCCCGGCACTCGTCCAAAGTTCTTATCGCGACCACTCCGAACGAATGAACGGATATATAAACAGTTTATCGCGGATGCAGTAAGGAGGGCGCTAAGATGAGTACGGGCGGTACAAACGTAGGTGAAATTCAGGCGCGGATTACGCTTGATATAGCGGAGTTTCGGCGTAACTTAGACGAAGCGAGGCGGCGGATACAGGAACTCGAAGATCAAAGCAGACGCGGTGCGGACGGCATGCGCGATATGTCTTCCGCGTTAGCCGGGATAGGTGCAGGCGCGGCCCTTACGAAGCTCGTTTCCGAGATGAAGCAAGCGGTTGACGCAGCTACGAAGCTGTACAACGCTTTTCAAGGTTTAAACGCTGTGGCAAAGGGCTTCGGAGTTCAGACGAAAGATGCGCAACAGGCCGCGCAGGATTTAGCCAAGCGTGGGTTCTTATCTCTGACCGAATCGGTATTAGCGTATAAAACCGCCATGTCAACCGGTTTAGGGTTGGAGCAGTCTACAAAGCTCATTAACTCCCTCGCGGATTCAGCAGCCTACAATAGACAATCCTTCTACACAATGGGCGGCGCTATCCAAGCGTCACTTGATGGTATCAAGAACGGTAACTCGGTACTGTCTGATGCGGTCGGCGTTACGAAGAATCTATCCGTTATGCAAAAGGAATACGCACGAACGATCGGAACGACGGCGGGCAGATTGACCGATGCGCAGAAGATCCAGGCCGCATATAACGGATTTATCAACGAGGGCGCGATATTCACCGGAAATGCGGACCAAGCGATGCAGGATTTTACCGGCACACAGGCGCGGTTTACTGCTGCCACGGATGAAGCGACGGTAGCTTTCGGACAAGCGTTCACACCACTGTTTAAAACCGTGCTCGAAACGTTGACTCCGACAATCATTGCGCTCGCTGAGTTTACCACCGAGAACAAAGCGCTTGTTTCTGCTGCTGCTGCGAGTTCGGTCGGTGTATTAGGACTCGTTGCAATACTCGCGACTGTACCGCCACTTCTCAAGCTCATTGCGGCCGGTTTGAAGGAGATGCAGCTTGCGGCGGGACCTATCGGCTGGATTACGTTAGCCGTCGGCGCGTTAGCGGGAGGTTTCGCCTACCTAAAGACTGCGCAATCAGAAGCCGCTAATGCTACGAAGGAACTCGCGAAGGCTCAGTCAGATCTTAACGCGGTATTAAATAAGCGGGATATTGATCGCACGGCTGCGGATGTCGAAGAGTTGAAGGCGAAAACGGAGGAGCTAACGCCTGTCCTCGCGGAACGCGCGCGGCTACAAGAGCGGTTAAACGAGCTTCAGGCGGCTCAAAAGGCAGGCACAGCACTTCCGGAAATGTATACGGAACTTCCCGATATTATCGATGCAATCAGTATACTCGACGATAAGCTCGAAGACCTCGGTTACACTGGCGTAGAGAATGCGACGCAGAAGCTCGGAGAAATGAACGCGGTCATAGATAAAGGTGTTATCGCGATATCCGCTCAGGATAAAGCGGAGTATGCAGCCCTTGCTACGAAAAAGCAGACGCTAAAGGAAATGTCCGCAATGGCTGCGGAATTTAAAACGCTTAACGCAGCGCAGGATCTGGACGCATCGCAGAAAAGCCGCCTCGTTGATATTACGCAGAAGTTAGTCGAGCAGTATCCGGAATTGAACGCTCAACAAGGCGAGGACGGAAGAATTCGCGCTAGTAACATCGATGTAATTATCGACCAAATTGCGACGGACAAGCGTTTTACAGACACGGCCGCCGATAACAGCGTGGCGCGTATACGTAATTCTGCTAAAGAAAGTGAAGCGGTAGCGAAATCAATACAGACGCAAATTGATAACTACACGCGGCTAATAAAGGCGATGGCAGCCGTATCCGGTACAAAGGCAGGAACTTTTGAGGAAGATATGGCGGCAAAGGCGGAGGCTGACAAACGCAAAAAGTCGGGCAACGTTATGGACATCGTGACTAATGGCGCGCTGGAGATGATGGTGGGGTCCGGAGCATCTAAAGAACTTGAAAAGCAACAAGACGACGCGCTTAAAGAGCAACAGAAGTATTCCGACGCAGCTCGTGATCTCGAAAAGCTGGCAGCCGAGGTTGAAACGGGAACCCAAACGTTCACGAAGGATATCATCACGCCAGATGCTCCGAAAGCTCCGAAAGCCGCGAAGGAGAAGAAGGAAAAGACGGGTAAAACTCCGGCGGAACTCGCTGCTGAAATGCGTAAGGCAGCATACGAAGCAGAACTAAAGACCGTCCAGTTCCAAGCGGATTTCTACGATATGACGGCGGATCAACAGATAGCGAAATATGATGCGCTTAAGAAGAAACACGCTACGTTCTTAAAGGAGTCCGTAGACGATGCGCGGACGTTAGCTCTCCAACTTAAGCGGCTCGGAGAAGACACCGTACAGTCGCGATTTGAATTCTCGACGACCGCGATCGAACAGGAAACACGCCGTATGGAAGACGCGGGCAAGACGGAACGCGAGATCGCTAACCAAAAGCTGTACCTGTGGCAAAACGTTCGTGGACGCTACGAAAAGGACTCCGAGTACTATAAGCAGGCGGACGAGAAAGCGCGCCAAGCCCGTAAGGACCTCGCGTCAGCTACGGTAAAAGAGACAAAGGACACGTATGATAAACGCGTGGATTTAATCGCGAAAGAAGTACGTAGGCTCGAAGACTCTGGCGCGGCAGAGGCGGATGTCACAGCATACAAAATCGAGGAGTGGACAAAGCTACGCGAACAGTATTCGAAGGACTCGGAGTATTACGCGCAGGCTGACGAACAACTCTACAACCTTCGTAAATCTCTTACGAAGCTGACGCAGGATCTCGCGACCGATCTCGTTAAGACGCAGAAAGCCGCAATTAAGGACGCAAAAGACGCGGAACTCAAGGCGATCGAAGAACGTAAGGACGCCGCGTTAGCCGATTATGACGCGCGGATTGACGCTATCCAGCGCTTACGTGACGCCAACAAAGAGCTTAATGTTGACGCCGACTACGCGACGCAATTAGCGGAGAAGCAAACGCGCTTAGCGGAATTATCGAGCGCGGTCGGTCCGGAAGGAATAGCGGAGCGTGACGCACTTCTTAAAGAGATCGCGCGCATGCAACTCGAACACGACCGCGAATTAACCGACCGTACGCTCGCGGATCAGCAAGACGCGCTTAAGGACGAAAAGGATGCGAAGACGAAAGCGTACGAAGCGGAGAAGACCGCAGCCGAAGCGCAGTACGACGCATTAACGGCGGCATTTGATGCGTACTCAGGCGATATCAAGTCGATAGAGGACGGAATCGCAGCGTATCGTGTTAGCGCAAGTGGCAGCGCGAATAATACGATCCTTACGGAGCTCGACGGATTCCTGACAGAGTATCGCGCAAAGATGGCGTCGATTACACAGATTAATGCGGAGTCGAAAAAGGCAGCAGATTTGGCGCGCTACAACTCGAATAAGGACGCATATGACGTGGCGAAGAAGTCCGGTAATACAACGGAGATGTCGCGTTTGCAAACGGAGAATCAAGCGATTCGCGATCTGTACGGAATAGGCGTAGATACCGGTAAACTGCAGGCGTTTAAGGTCGGGGGCATCGTCCAAGGCGCGGTAGGTGAGGCGGTTCCTGCGATAGTACACGGAGGCGAAATGGTGTTGACCGCCGCAATGCAAGCTACGTTATGGGACGCTGTATCAAATCCGCGGATGGTTGCGCAATCTCCGGCAGCCCCGACTTATATTACGAATAACATTGATATGGGAGCGGAGAATGTGACGCTGACAGGTAAGGCAGATATCGGTATGTATTATGATGAAAAAGCGCGCGCAGTCAGCCGATTAGCATCGATGGGGGTGAAGGAGTAATGACTACGTCTTTTTCGTACGACGTAGCGGTAAATGGCGTTTGGTTATCGGAGTACGGAGCCGCGCTATATGAACGTAACTTACCTGTCTTGCCAGAAACCGAAGACAATACGGTCAAGCTCGCGAATACAGACGGCGTCGTTGATTTCGGCGCTTCCTATGGACCGCGTACGATCGGACTAACGTTCGAGATTACGTCATCGGCTGCGGAGTTTCATCGGACATTAGCGTATCTAGCGCGGACGTTTAACGCTAAACGCGGAGAGATTACGCTAGAGTTTGCGGACATGCCCGGCAAGTACTACGTAGCTACTTACGCAGGTACGCTCGCGCTCGGTGCAACAGGATCGCGTTTGATTGACGTTAATCTGCGCATGAATGATCCGTGGCCGACCGGAAGCGAAGTGCTTACGGAGTATACGATAGATGCGTCATGGCAAGCGGTGGCGATCGAGTCGGAAGCGGATGTGAGGGCGCGACCAGTTATTACGATGGCGAATACGGGAGTTACGACAGTTAACGGATTTACGCTAACGAACGAGTATACGCTCGAAGATTAAACGAAGGAAACGCGGAGGGTTCGGCAATTATGCCGGGCCTTTTTTGCGTTGATCAAACCGCGCGATCTTAGCGCAATAATAGGAGGAAACGAATAATGGCGATGCAAATTTCGAACTATCTGAGCGCGGCGCTACTTAACGCAGCTTTACGCAATACGGCGTTTACCGGACCGGCTACCGTTTACATTGCGCTATATAAATCGGACCCAACGGCGGCGGATACCGGAACGGAGGTAAGCGGAGGCTCATATGCACGGCAGGCGGTTACATTCGGAGCGCCGACGCTCGTTAGCGGACAGCAAACCGTAGCAAATACCGCAGAAGTCGTGTTCCCCGTTGCTACTGCGGATTGGGGACTCGTAACGCATATCGGATTACGTACGGCGGCGACTGGCGGAAGTCTTTTGTGGACGAAACCGCTCGATAATCCGCGTACATTACTCGTAGGCGACCGTCCGAGATTCGCGGTATCGAGTACATCCGTTAAATTCACGCAGTAATTACGAGAGGGGAACGAATAGATGGCGCAAATGGAAATGTTTCCTGCCACAGCAAATTCGCCAGCGACGGAACTATCGGCAGCAATTACGGATATTCAGACGACAATTACGTTGCTCGATGCGTCGAAATTACCGGACGCTCCGAATATTGCGACGATTGGCGTAGATGAGAGCGCGGAAACGGTAAGGTACGAAGGTAAAAGCGGAAATGAACTAACGGGAGTAACGCGCGGATTTAGCGGGACGGCGGCAAAGGCGTGGGGAGTCGGCGTAGGAGTGGCGCGGTACTTTACGGCGTACGATGCGGATGCGCTGCGGGAGAATGTGGCGGATCATAGCGCGGAATTGGTGAGCGTTAGTGCGCAGTTGGCGGATATTGCGCTTAACATACGTTCTTTTGGTGCTGCTCTGGATGGAGTCACTGACGATGCTCCGGCGATTATGGCAGCACACGATGCACTTCCCGCAGCAGGAGGAGCAATCATTGTTCCCGGTGTAGCTTTGATTAGATCACCACTGGTATTTACTAAACAAACATCTTTAGAAGGTTCGGGATATGCGACTAATGCGGTAAATCCAAGCTCTTATCCATCTTCTTCAATTCTTAAAGATGGTGATTTTAATGCAATTACACTAAAAGCTAATGGTTCATCCATAAAAAAAATTGGTGTTGTCGGTTTGCCTGGCAATGGCGGGGACGGTATTTGTGTTGAAGCAGCGCGCTGTTGCATAGACGTATCTATCAACTCGATGGGGAGAGATAATTTAAGAATTGGAGGAGGTATTGGGGTTAACGCAAATCTCTGGCGCGTACCAAATATCATAACTCTTGACGCTGGCAGATACGGTATGTATGTTCACAGCGACGATCCAATGGCAGATACAAACGCAGGAATATTATTCAGCATAGACGCAAGAGGAAACCAGTTAGGAGGATTAGTGCTCGGTAATGCTTACGCTAACACTTTCTTAGGGGTTGCATGTCAAAACAACCACGGACCCGGTGTACATCTACTATCAGGAGCTGTCAGCAATGTGTTTGTGGCTCAATATACAGAAGCAAACATAGGCGGAGAATTTGTTATGGATGCAGGTTCTAAACAAAACCTCATTCTTGGCGCTCGTGGCGGTGTAGTCAATGACGGTGTTGTAAACAACGGCACATCAAATCTTACTTTGGGTTCAACAAGCGCCCTTTCTGAACTTCCCTACTTTTTTAAAGATCCATTCGCTTTATCACGAACTTATAGATTAAATCAATCTATAAGCGGATATTGGGACGAATATGTAGACGGTTCTGACCGTTCTCTTAATTACAAGTTGATGGGTACTTCTGCATCATCAAGCATAAAGGATAGTCATAACGGAGCAGGGATCATCACCCGAGAAGTCATGCGTTTAAAAATTAACAACGGAACAGCAATTGCTGGTCATATGCGCGGACTTAAAACCATAGACTTTCCTTCCATTCCAGCCCATTCCACAGCTGAGCAGACAATTACTGTCATGGGCGCTAAGTTAGGTGATAAGGTGGACGCTTCGCCCATTGGGAAACCAGAGGACGGACTTATATTTGGTGGCGCATATGTGAGCGATGTTGATACTGTCAGTATTCGTATTGGGAATATAACTGCTGCCGCTATTGATCCAGCATCAAGAGTTTGGCAATGTGTTGTTACGCAACATATTTAATTAAGAAATGGGGTATAAAGATGGCGTTAAAAATGACTTTAAATTTTGACACTGGCGTTGTAGTGGAGAATGCTTATTTGAATATCGGAGATATCACAGGAAACAAAGACGCCCTCTATTTTCAACTTGACGTATATATGAGTAAGAGTGCGAGCGAGGAAGGTAAAAAGGTTATAAGACAAACGCTACATTCATTTACACCATCAGCAGAAGATGACTCTTTACGGTGGGACAAGCAAGCGTATGAATATCTGAGAACTTTGGAAGAATTTAAAGATGCGGAAGACTGTTAAGGAGATGTTTTATCATGAGAAAACTACAAGTTAATTGCCCATTCTGTAAACAATATATTAATGAATACGACGGGGACGAATTAAAGACAGGCGTTAGACTAAATTGCACAAAATGTGGCTCTTCCACTCATATTGAAGATAGTTTTTCACAAAATAAGGATAAAAATATGAGTGAAAATATTAGTGAACAAGCTTTCTTGGAAGAGTTGCGAAGTCTCATGACCAAATTTAAATTGGCAGTAATAACTATGAATACAGAGCAGGGGGGCATCTATTGCGATCCAGAGGATAATTATTTCTCTGCTAGCGATGCCTATATTATTATGCGGTAAGGCGGTGCAGAGTAATTATTACTTACTGAAACTTACTGTAAATGGTGATTGTTGGAGAAAAAGATGGAGATAATAAACAAAACGTCCTATAATTAAAAATGATGTAAGAAAAAATGTAATTTAAATAATTATAGTGACGGTGATGAAGTGAGTATTCAAGGGAAAAAGATAACTGTAGTTATGTTCGGTTTTTTGATCGCGTGTATCTCAGGCTTGTTTATTGCGAGATATAATATGGGAGGGGTGTTCCTGGAGCACTCCCAAAATATTAAAACACTATCTATTTTTTTAGTGATGTGTACTTTAATTGTTTTCTTTATAAGCCTAACGGCTGGAAGGTACAAAGATATTTCTAAAATAATCTATATGGGGTTCGCCGTGAGATTGATAACTCTTATGGCAATTGGTTTTTTTGGGATACTTCCCTATACGTACGACTCAGGTTGGGATGGGTTAGCTCAGCATCTATTAGTTAATTGGCATAGCGGTTCTTGGGATGGAGCTTTTATAGAGTCTCCGAATGTTCGGTATTATACATTCTTGGCGACAGCAGTATATTATATATTTGGGTATAATCCTATATTCATGATGCTACTGAACGTACTATGGGGTACTTTAACAATAGTGGTCATATACTCTATAGCAAATCTGCTTTTTGATAAGAAGTCTGCAATTATATCGGCATCGTTCATAGCATTTTGGCCCACACACATCATGTTTTCTGCAATGAATATGAGAGATTCTCTTGCGGTTCTATTGATGGTTTTATTTATTCTTAATTTCTTGAAGTGGATAAAAACGCCCAAGGCGTCTCTACTTTTGAATGTCCTTCTCTTAATCATTGGCAATACTTTGATCAGATCCCAAAATGCAGTTATTATTAGTGTCGTTGCAGCTCCAATCATTTTTTATTTTCTCTTCAAAAGATCTGATCCGTATCTAAAACCTATTTATATAATGGTTGGAATCGTTGGGGTATTGGGGGCGGTAGCGGCCATGTATGCTTTGGGATACTCAAGTTATTTAGACATAGACTATATAACTAGAGAAATGAATTATAGGGCTGATGGTGGGGCTGCGTATTTAACATCTCTTAACTATACTTCATGGCTGGATGTGCTACTATATTTACCATTGAGATTTATTTATTTTCTGTTTTCTCCTTTTCTATGGGATGTTAGTAATACACCACAAGCCTTATCTGCCATAGAAGGGCTTCTCCTCATGGCAATGTCCGTGGTGGTTCTGCGGAAAAGAAAAATGATAGGTAAAATTACTAAAAACAAACACCTATTATGGGCATTTGTGATTTTTTGCATAATTGGACTTGGGGCTAATTCGATAATAGATAGTAACTCAGGCACAGCTGTAAGACATAAGTTGCAGTATTTATCTGTCATATTTGTTCTTTACGGTGCTACGAAATATAAGCACAGCGAAGAACAATAGGACCAAACTGCGCACTAACGCGCAATCACTCACGCAAGCCCTTCGCTTGATACGCGCGGGCTTTTTTACGTTCGCTAACGCATTCCACACGAAAGGAGACGCACGCCTATGTCGTTTCACAGCGCATTCAATCGCGCGCCCTTCAATCGACCCTACGTTATCCAAGCGTTCTTTAACGTAACGATCGCGTCTGACTCGTCCGTATCCGCGCGCCTAAACGCTGACTTCGCGGTCGGCCTCGTTTACGAATCGGCGACGCAACTTAACGGAGCCCCAACGCGCGACATCCCGTCCTCCGCGGTATTCGAGTCAGCTACGGAATTGCTCACGACAATGATCCGCGAACGCCTACACACGGCCGGCATCCGGTCATCTACGCAGTTTAGCGCTAAAGTCCGTTATATGCACGTTGATAAGCTCGCGTTTACTGGCGGATTCAATCCCGGTGATAAACTCGTCATCGACGTTAAGAAGCAGACGATTACGCTGAACGGAGTCAACGCAATTCACTTACTCGACGGAGACTTCTTCGAACTCGGACTCGGACTGAACGAAGTCACCTACGCGGATAACGAAGCAGCTCGTGAGATCCTAACGCGCATTACGCATCGTGACCGTTATCTATATTAAAGGAGGCGCGCATTTGATTAACGCACTACAATCTTACGACCGTTTCCGCAAGCGCATCGGCATCCTACGCGATGCATACGATATCACACGAACGCGGAGGATTAACGCAGATTATACGCTGACTTTCGCCGTCCCGATGACGTCCGATGATTTCCGCGATAAGTTGCCGCTGAAAGGTCACGTAATGGACGAGCGCGGTCAATACTACGTAATTAACAAGCGCGAACGATCGCGTGAAGACCGCAAGCTTACCGCACAAGTGACATGTAGCCATGTCCTTTTTAAACTCGCGGACTATAAATTTCCGTACGCCTCATATATCCGCGAAGCTTACGGAATCCATATCACGCAATTAACAGCGCTCATCTCGGCGGCAACCGGTGGGCGCTTTTCTATTTCCGTCGATGATACGTTCGACCTCGCGGACGTTAAAGCGTTCGGCGGCGGTAACTGTCTCGAAGCACTCAACGCTGTCATTAACTTATATGGCGCGGAGGTTGAGCCGGATAATTTTACGATACATTTGCGCAAGAAGATCGGTAATCCCGCATCGGACTACCGGATCCAAGTAACTCGCAATTTGATCGCGGCATCCTTTACCGATAGCGCAGCGTCATTATGTACGCGATTATATGCGGAAATGAAAGACTCGCGGACATGGATCGGTCAGCCTGCGTCGATTTTAACCGCGGAGGAACAGGCGCGGCTTAGCGTGATACCTGGCGCAATCACTGACGGAATCCTCCGCGTTAACTACCTCGTATCTCCGTATGCTGACGCGTGGGCTTCGGATAGTGTGCCGTTTTACGACGACTTGTTAACGGAGCAAGACGTAACCGATCCGTTAAAGCTCGTAGCTGCCGCGAGATTGCGCTTGGCTGAACGCGAAGTCCCGGCGCTAGAAGTGTCCGTTAGCGCTGCGGATTTATTTAAGATCGATAAGCAAGAAGCGCGCCCGGGCCTCGGTGATACGGTAACGCTCGTAGATCCTGCGCTCGGCTTAACGGGCATCACAGCGCGGATTACGGAAATGACGGAGTATCCGTATGCGCCCGATAAACATACGCAACTTACGGTCGCGAACGTAATGAAACGCGACTATACGCAAATACTCGCGGACTTGGAGGCGGGACGGCGTGCGATAGAGAACGTGTTTAGCGGTGGGCGGATTCGTGCGGAAGTATTCGAAGAGTTCGCGCGGCTGGCGGTCAATGAGATCAACGCGAGTAAGACGGAGATTAAATACGATGAGCGCGGAATCGTCCTGCAGTCGAAAACGGACCCATCCGATCAAGTTATACTGACGTCAAACGGACTTATCTTAACGACGGATGCCGGAGCTACAGCACGGATAGCGATGACGGCGACCGGAATAGCAGCGGAAGTAATCGCGGGACAACTCGGTAGTTTCGTATCGATGGTTATCGGCAGCGGTAATAACGTAGTCAAGATTAATACGAACGGAATTAGCGCAGGGCATGACGATTTCAACTCCGCGCCTTTCCGTTTGGATATGGCGGGCAACGTCGTACTCAATAAGCTGACCGCAAACTCTGCGAATATCTTATCGTCCAACTTTACGAATGGCGCGATCGTTGGTTCGTCGATTAACGTGGGTAACGGAATGTTTACGGTAACGAGTGGCGGGATCATGAGCGCGGTTGACGGTAACTTTAGCGGGCATATAAGCGCCTCGTCAATAACTGGTACGGACATAACGGGCGGTACGATAACGGGCGCTAAGATACAGACGTCTGCCTCCGTTTATCCGCGTGTAGTGATCGATCCGACAAGTGTTGCGTTCAGTGTATATGCAAGCGCCGATAGCGGAATTCAGATTCCGGCATTTGACGGAGGATTAAGTAAGATCATATTTAATGCAGGAGGAGGTCGTCAGTCTACGTTATATAACTCACCGTCATCCGGGCTAACTATAAGCGGAGATCCCGACGTGACGCTGAGCGGAACAAATATCAGATTATCTACATCGTCGTCCGGACAGGTGATCATCGCAGGTTGGGGGCGGTTGTACAACGGAGCTACTACACTTGCGGAGGAATTAGCAGCAATATGGACTGAGCTAAATAAAAAGTCTAATATCGGACACGGGCATACGGTTACCTTGCAAAACCATAATCATGGAAGTGCGACTCTTACTCCATCTGGTGGCGGAACCTTCCCAGTCTCCTAACGTAATGGTACTATTAGGTAAATACTATTACGGAGGTCATCATATGAAAAAGTTTATTTCCGGTATAATCGTCGGAGCGCTTTTATTTTCAGGTGCTTCGGTTTTCGCGGGTTCCGCTAGTTTAATAGGACAGAAAGTACAAGGTATCTTTGTAATAGAAAAAGGTGGATCGAAATTAGCGGAGGCTGTAGTTATTAACGGCACGGCGTACGCGCCTATACGTGCAGTTTCAGAAGCTACCGGAACTAAGCTATCCGTGGAGGGGAAGAAAATAATAATGGACGAAACGACTACTGCGTCATCTGGCAATAGCATTACGGAGCGTGATCGTATAGTATCAGAAATCGCGCGCTATGATAAACAGATCGCTGGATATAAAGCGGATATCCTACCGACGTATAAATTGCAGGCGGAAGAACTCGCTAATAACGGTGATCTCGGAAAAAGAGCCGCTGAGACATATTCAGACTTTAAGGCGCAGGTCGATGTTTGGGAAAAGGAACGGGCAGCGCTACAGGCGCAACTCGCCGAAATCGACGGTAATAAATAAACGCAAAATAACGAAGAGTCTCGCATCCATTGCGGGGCTCTTTTTACGTAGAGGAGACGTTATATGAAAGTACGCGCATTACTCGAATGTACGATAGATACCGCTAACCCAGCGCCAGAACTCGCCGCAACGATTAGCGCAGTCCTAGCCGCACTACCTAACGCTGAATCCCGCCTATCCGTACTCCAAACGCTCGACGACGAGATCGGCCGCGCACTTGCGGAGTATCTCGCGCCAGAAACGGAGGCGGCTTCGTAATGGACGGATCACTTTGGGCGGAGGTCGCCAAGAACGGAATATTTGCGGTAGCAGCCGCAGTCATCGCGTGGACCCTATGGAAAGAGATGCGCCGAATGTCTGACGAGGCTCGCGCACGTGAAGAACGCATAAGTACGGAAGCTAAAACGGAACGCGAACGGATGCACACGGAGTCCCTCGCGCGTGAAGACCGCTTGATGCGGTTAGCGGAAGGATTAACGGCGCGATTCGAAGCGCTCGCAGGTCAATACGAAGGGCTGGCGCAAGACGTTCACGAAATTAAATCGAGTATTAATGGAAAGGATGTTGCGTAAATATGGCGTTAACAATTAAACAAGTACGCGCGAAGTCCGCCGCTAAGTTGGTCGGGCTTATTCCGTGTGTCAAAGCGGCAGCCGAAGCGCTTATCGATCGGTCATATGCGCTAGGTATTCCGATTGTTGTTACGCAAGGACTACGAACATTTGCGGAGCAGAACGCACTATACGAACAGGGCCGCACGAAGCCGGGAAGTATCGTAACGAATGCGCGCGGAGGGTATTCGAATCATAACTTCGGCGTAGCGATTGATTTCGCGTTACTTACGAACGATGGGAAATCCGTATCTTGGGATACGAAGCTAGACGTAAATCGAAACGGTAAAGCAGATTGGAACGAAGTAGTTACGCTGGCAAAGGCGCTCGGCTTTACGTGGGGCGGCGATTGGAAAACGTTCCTTGACCTGCCGCATTTCGAAATGACATTCGGATTAACCACGGCGCAATATCGCGCTGGAAAATGTCCGACACAGGCGCAGATAAACGCGATACTGAAATTAATCGAAGGAGATGACGCAATGATTGCGGAACAGATTAGCGCGTTACAGAAAACGGTAGAGGAACAGGCTGCGGTTGTTCAGGCGCAAGCTAAACGGATTGAATCTCTCGAAGGCAAGGCAAAGTTGGGTGCAATTCCGGTATGGGCAACACAGGCGTGTGTTAACGCTAAGCTGGCGGGCTTTATCGATACGACGGCGGACGGTAGCTACGATTTCTATCGGTTCGTGACGCTGTTAGATCGCGCAGGGTTATTCGTAAAGGAGGCGAAATAATACGATGAGCAAAAACGATATCTTACGCAAATTATCATCGCGGAAGTTTTGGGCGTTATTGGCTGCGTTGGCAACGTCGGTACTTACGGCTTCGGGCGCGGGAGATAATACGGTGCTTCACGTAACTGGCGTCATTGGAGCGGTTGGTGCGTGCGTTGCGTATATGCTGGCGGAAGGTATTTCTGACGCAGCGAACAAAGATAAGACGGAATAGGATACGCATATTTACAAAATGCGGAAACTCTCCGATAATAAGATATAACGGAAATTAACGGAGGCTGAACGTATATGTTCTTAGGCGTAATCGTACTCGGAGTTGTAGTCGGGATAATCATCGCGATAGTTATCGCAATTAAACAGACCGCAACTGCGGAGAAAGTCGATTGCCCTACGTGCGGACGTACGACTCTGTTACCGGGCGGAAGCGCGAAATGTCCGAAGTGTAAGACGCTGATTGTACGTACGTCGAGCGGCGAACTAATAACAAAATAATAACATAATAACAGAGGCGCAGTCTTAGCGGAGTATATCCGTTAGGGCTGCGCCTTTTTTTTGTGTATTAATCGTTTGCTTTGAATTGGTACCCTTCTAACTTGCTAGTCGCGGGCTTTGAGTCTCCATATTTACGACTGACCTCTGCCGTATAATTCGCATAAGCATTGGTCTTGTTAGTGGCCGATTCATTAGTTTGAGTATCTGTTCTGCTAAGTAATTCGCGCAGGAAAGAGTTATTCTCCTCAAGGTAGTCAAGCGCTGTGCTAAATGCGATAAAGAGCGCCCCTGTTATGATGCCACTAACCCACCAATAAACCGCTACGATCCATCTAAACCCCTCATCATCCATGTTTAACGCCTCAAGTATCGGATCTTTTCTAATACCATATACGATTCCCAAAATAATGGAGCAAACAATTGCCGCGTAACCTATAAACCTTAGAAATTTTGACATCTCAACCAACCTCCGCGCCTCCGTTTTCCTCATATTATCATGCCTGGTAAATTACAACAATAACATAATACATATGTAGGAATAACGTACAAGCCCGCCGTCATACGCTAGGGGTAAAGCGGTCGCCTACGCGATCCGCGCTTTGGGAGCGACGGTGGAGACCTGCGCTCCTTTTCGTTGTCTACCCGTAAAAATGTCGTAAAATTTGACGACATATAGACCGAGCTACTGCGCATAACATCAAACATACGTAAAACGTAGGAGGCGGTAATGTGGCAGCGTTAGTAAACAAAGCGTTATTGAAACGTATGGCTGGTGAAGTATCCGTCGGTATACTCGCTGAGATGATCGCAGACTTTGCGCAAGGCATTACGGAAGCAGACGATGTTGACGATGCAGTACTCGAAGTAATTGGCGCGATTGAAACGTTGACGGCGGAGATTAAGAGCCGCAGCGGAGCGCCGAAAGTTGATCGTTCGAAGCGTAAGAAGACAGCCGCACTAGTAGCGGAATCAAAACCCGAAGACAGTCCGCCGAATCAAACGAATACTCAACCGGTAACTATGCGTCCGATAGGAAACGGTAGTCATCGTGAGTAAGTACGTACGCAAGGGCGTTAATTTCAACGTCGACAACAAACACCAACGCAAGATACTCGAATGGGCTACGGATAGGGGCAGCGATAACTTTAGCGGATTTGTAAAAGCGATATTATACGCCGCGATGACCGCTGAATTAAAACAGAAGCGTGATCGCTCCGATAGTGCCGCCGACGATTAATCCGATAACAAACGCCATTAGTAACAACTCCTTTGCGTTAAATTTACGCCTAGTATATCCAATCCGAAAGGAATGATACGTATGACTAAAACCGTTGCGCTCGAATGGGGCGCATTCCAATCCGGTATTATCACGCCAAAGATAACCGCACCTCACGTACCGACTCCGTTAACTAAAACGGCCGCCACCGTTCACCTCGCGTTGATTCCTAAAACCGTATTCGCATCGTCAGTAGCGGCCGGGTCAGCAACGTGGGTAACGGTGTTCTCAACGGTACTCGGGATCGCCGATTGGCTCTGCGTCGGCATCATCGTATATGCTGGCATTACATGGATGTTCGGCAACCGTACGAAGGCGATCGAGTTTCTAATGGGCGGCAGCATCGGTTACATTATCGTGCGCCATGCGGTCGATATCCGTAATTGGCTGCGGATGTTATAGGAGGTGGGCGCAATAATAATACGTATAAATGGCGCAGCACTTCCGGACATTGGCGGTGGCGTAATCGATAATATAACGGAGACAATAACCGGACTTATATCGCGCGTTCTCGGTGAGACAGCGACCGGAATCATCGCGGCATTAAACGCTTACTCTCCGGAAATTATAACGTTCGGTATTATCGTATGTGCGCTCGGAATGATGGTCTCGCCGATCGTCGGCAATAACGGTAAATGGATGGGGCGCATGTTTCTAACGTTTTGGGTCGGTGTGATATGGAGGGTGTTAACATGAGCGTGACTAAGCGGGGAGTTCCGCAGCAAAAGAAAGAAGCTCAGGCTAAACGAAAAGCCGCCGTACGCGCAATGGAAGCGGAGAAGAAACGTAAGGCTGCGAAGAAGACCGCCGCTATTAAGTCCGTTAAGAAGACGCTCAAGAAAGCGAACAATGTGCGTAAGAAGGCGGACGCACTCGGCGTAAATATGATTAAGCGTTTTAAGTGGTGAGCGCCATGTACACCGTTTATAAAATCATCCCGCATGTGTCTGCGCTAAACTCCGCATCCCGTAACTTCCAACGCTCACTCTACGAACTATTCTCCGCACGCACTAAACCACGTCGCGAAGGTTATCGCATTGTTACGAAGCCGACTCCGGACTTTTGGTGGATTACGCAAATGGCTGCGGACTCTATTACGTTTTATTGCGCTATGCCGGCCGAGTTCGCCGAATCCTTCCGCGTTAAATTCCGCAATCACGAACAATGGCGGAAGGCAACGCTAGAAATCGCGGACGACTTTACGTTTCCGAACGATGACGATACGGATTTATATGCGCTCAAATACCGCCGCCACGATATGTTTTCGTTAGACTTCCGCTATAACGAGCAGACGACACCGATCCGCGAATTACTCGGGGTAACGAACGAATTAAGCGCAGATGAAGCGGTTAGCGTGTTTATCCGGACGGAAACTGTATCGCGCTCTAAATGGAAGAAACTCGCGGACTATGCGTGGGAAACGTGGGAAGGCGGAGGGCTCGCGTACCGACCCGGATTTGATCCAATGCGGCTAATGCGTACACTAGCGATGGGCGCCGCGCATATCTTCTACGAAGTCAAAACGCTGATAGAGGACGTAATGGCTGGCGTGGAGAAATCGCTATATCATGGCGCAGGCCCAGCGATTAAGTCCGAACGTAAGTCGCTACCTAATCCAGATCGCGCGGAGCTGCTCGTTAATGGCGATCTATCTACACAGACGAAGAATAAGCGTAATCTACCCGTATTTAAAACGTCTATTCGCTGCGCCGTAACGTCCGCCGATCCGATTAAGCGCGAGATGTTGGCGCGGTCAGTAGCGAGCGCATACGGAGGTTTAGCGGGCGACAATCGGCTGGAATGCGTAAAGGTTAACGTAAGGGCTCGCGCAGAAATTAGCGAATGGAAAGTGCGCGAAATCGCTCCGAATATAATGAGCGTAGATGAGCTCGGCAAATTAACGCAGCTACCGACCGCGGATTTACAAGCGGAGTTTTCCGAAGTCCTAACGTCAAATCGGCGCGTAGAGATCGAGCTGCCGCGTGCGTTCCTGGATGAGCGCGGAATACTTGCGGGAACGGCTACGGATCGCGGTGTAGAGCATCGCGTTCATATTCCGACGAACAGCCCGGATAAACTGTATATGCCACGCGCTGTTAACGGGTCGCCGCGTATGGGCAAGGATCAACACGTAGTCAATCTCGTTGTAGAGGCGAAGCGCAAGCACGGAATCGGCGCAGTAATACCGGATTTCATCGACGAACATAATAAGGATAGCGCAGGTAATCAACGCGGCATGGCAGACGCGGTCCGTGACCACTTAGCGCCGGAAGACGTTATTGATATTAATTTAGCGGATACAGCCTACGCGCCATATCTCGGACTGCAGACCGTTCTCCATAACGTTAGCGATAAGCGGATAGCCGCCGATGCGATTGCGGAGTATCTTACGGATTTCTTGCTATCGGACGGTGACGAGGATAAGTTCCAGACGTCGGAATTTACGCGTGATGCGGCGAAAGTGTGTAACGGGGATCTAACGGATATGAAAGCGATGTTTACTTCGGCGGCATTCCGGAAACAGAAGATCGCGGAGTTAGACGATGTATTCGATATGGATACGTGGCGCGATTTCGATAAGATGAGCGAGGGCAAGCAGGGGCAAATATACGGACCGGTGCTGCGGCGGATTACGCAGATAACGAGTAGCGAATTTTTGAAGCCGATGTTTTGCCAAACGTATAATCCCGCAATGGATTTATACCGCTGGGTTGCGGAGGGGAAAGTCGTTATTATCCGATGTGTAATGCCGGAGGGCGTACCGATGCCTGAGCGCGTTAAGGAGATGCTCGGATATTGGATCGTAATGCTAACGCTACTTATTAAACTTGCGCAGGCGGGAAAGGGCGCAGGAACTCTACTCGTACTTAACGAACCGCATCAATTTATGTCGCGCGGACTCGTTCACTTTACTAAGCGGATGCTACGCGAGGGTCCGAAATATAAACTAGCGCCGATTATCGCGTTCCATGATTTCAGCGCGTTCCACTCATATCCTGGCTTCGTTGATACGTTGCTTGCCGCGTCCGTTAATTGGCATTTATTCCGCAACACGCACGTTGAAACGTATAAGCGCTTGATGCCGTATCTCTCGAAAACGTTCGATGATCCGCAGCAGGCTTTCGAAGCTACGCGCCAATATCAGTTTATCGCGTGTTGGCTGCGGGAAGGGGAATACGAAGCGCCATTCGTAGCGGATGCGTTAGTACCCGTCGGCAAGCGCTATGCGTCCGTAGATAACGCAGCTCTCACGGCGGCACACTCGCGGAAGTACGGACGACCGATTGCGGAAGTGTTGGCGGAGATTAAGGCGCGGGAACGGAGTTATCGAAAAGCGTAAGATACGCACGCATAACGTCCATGCCGCCGTTTATATCGACCGTAACTTCTCCGCTGTGACCGCGGCAGAGATAGTGCGCTACAAAATTTGCGCCAACACGTTCGGTTGAGACTACGCGCAAGCCCCGCCGATAGATATCGCGTTTAGCTGCGTCCAGATCCGCAGTCGCGCGAGCAATGGCGGTGTCGATAACGTCGGTATACGGGGATGGCGTTTTTAGGAGACCGGGCTCCATAAATACGAGGCGATCACGTTTAAGCGCGGCTATAACTAACGGAAGAGTGACGGCCGGTGCGATGAGAGCGAGGTCATCCGAAGATGGCGGCGCGGGTAGATTTTTCAT